ATGTCATTCTGGAATATCTCCGGTGTGTCTGGTGTTTCCTGTAGTTTCTCCATATATTCCCCTTTCTGCCAGAACTATGCCAGCTAATTAATTATTATATATACTAATAGCATAAAAATAACCCAATAACTATTATATAATTATCGGGTGTAAATCTAATATTTATATATTTAACTGCTATTATATTAATATATTATATATTATTTGTCAATTTTAATTTTAAGCTTGACATAATATAAAAATCTGTTTATTATGTTAAGCATAAACAATAACAAAAATGTATTGAAATATGCTATTTTGTATTTATAAACAACAACATCAGATGTATTGAAATATACGTTTTTGTATTTCTTAAATAGTAACGTGCGGCGTAGAAAAAAGGGGAACGTTAAGCTCCCCTTTTTTATTTTATCTATCCGATTTTAGAACTCTTTTTTGATTATCTCCAAAGCTTTGTTATATGCCCAGTCTAAACTCTTATACTCGTTTTCTGTGGATATAACAACTTTATCCCCAGTATCAAGAACTTCACCGAAATAATAATCACATCCGCCGGACTTCTCCGCCTTTGTAGCTATTTTAAATGTATATCCGACAAATTCTTTACCAGCGTTTCTTGTTTCTTCGACAGCGAATAAATGGCTATCATAATCTACATATTTTCTCACGTTTTCATTTGTGAAGAACTTTGCAAGGCTCTTCATATCCGTTTTATTAGGTTCTCCATTCTTGTTTCTTCTAACTGTTAAATATTTCATATTTTTACCTCCCTTAATCTTCTATCCTTTCCCAATATGCTCTTACAATTTCAACCTCCTGCTCATCATTAGTCTCTCCGTTTAGATTACACAAAATTGTGTAATTAATTAAATCGACCTGTTCATCATCTTCATCAAAAAGATAAAAATGTTAATCTATTATCTTTTCAGCTTCTGTACTGTAGCAAGGGCTTTCATCGCTCCCCTGCGCTACATATCCAGCACTTAACAAAAATGCTTTTCCATCTTCGTAGCTCATTTTCTTGAGCTTGTCAATGCTTATTGTTTTCATCATTTCCACCTTTCAGCCTTTGCGGCTGCCCTTTCTTAATTTCTGTCATTATAATAACACTAATATTAGTGTCTGTCAATAAGTTTGTTTAAAAATATTTTATCTTTTCTTCGTCAGTTGGCGTTACTTCTATTATATCGGACGGCTGGCACTTTAATATAATACATAATGTATTAATTGTGTCCGTTGTTATGCCTTTTCCCTGTCTTATATTCTGTAGTGTCGCTTGACTAATTATCTTGTCTTTGCGCATTTTCGTACTTGTATATCCTCTGTTAGATAATTCCTTAAGCACATCTATTTTATATCTCCACATTTGTTTTGCTCCTTTCTTATAAGGTTACAAACATTGTATATTTTTTATGTTTAAAAGTCAATTAAAATATCGTATAAAATCTCTAATTTTGGTGTTGACAAGCACTAATATTAGTGTTATTATAATCTTGCAAATAAAAAAGGCGGTTGCCACTCTACCAAAGTTTACAACCGCCACCAATCAAAAAAGAAAGGTAAGCCGATTATATCACAGTCGGCGAAATGGTACAAGGCTATGAGATTTGAAGTTAAGGATGACACAATTACAAGTGAAACATTATGGAAAACAGATATTTATAAGATAGTCGAAAAGATTCCATTCGGTTTCTATGTATGGAATATCGGCGAGAATATGGGGAGCGATGAATATATTCCACTTTGCCAGGATTTATATCCGGGAATTAAAGATAATTACTCTATCAATCCCGGCACTTTAAGAGCCATTAAGCTACCAAAAGAAGAAGTTAAGCTATTAAGAGAGGCCGCAGGTTGGGGAGTTGTAAACCTTAAGGAAGCTGAAAAAGCCCTAAAGAGCAAGCGCCATAGTTATATGGCTGAAAAGAGGAGATCAAGCGCACGCAAAACAATAGATATATTTGAAAGAATTACAGAATAAGGAGGGTTAAGACTATGATGAACGAAACAGTAGAACAGAAAGAAATAAGGATGTTTAATTTTTACAAAAAGGACCTTGAAAAGCTAGGGAAAGAACACGGACAAATAAGAATGAATTGTATCGAATATGTTTGTAGCTTTCCAAAAATTAACCCTTTTAAAATGGCTAAGGCTTTAAAAGACGGCGGATATAATGTTGTTTTTGATGACTCTAGCATAAGCAGAGCAGAGAACGAAAAGAAAAGGCGAAAAGTTGAAAAAATTGCATAATTAGCAAGGTCGGCGTTTCCGGGGTTCGATTCCCCGGCTTTGCTTTACCCAGCAAGGGGAATATTAAAATGTGGAGGTATATTTATATGAAAAGAGAATTGCTAAATTTTGTTAATGATGATAAGGATGAAAGCCGTTTTCGTTTGAATGCGATTTCATATTTGGAGCATTACACAAAGAACGCTTTTGGTAAAAAAATTGATAGGATTACAATCGAATTTGACCAAATCTTTGGGCGTTACTGCTCAATAAGTGATAATGAAATAATAAGCCGCGATTTTGAAGGTATCTTGACAGAGTGCCAAGAAAAAACAGAAAAATTTTTAAGTAATGTAAGTTATATATTATGCAGAGAGTTAAAGGCTGGGCATAATGGTTACGAACATTCGAAGTTTAAAGAGGCACATAATACAGTAAGCGCACCTTTTTGGCTAAGAGAATTGCTTGAAAAATCAGAAAATGAAAATAAATAGATGTGTCAAAAACAAAAAAGGCTACAAATGTAGCTTTTTTTGTTGTATAATAAATCAAAAAAGGATAAAAAAAGATGAAAAATATAAATAATAATATATCTGTATCGTTTGAGTGTACAGAATTAATAAAAGAATTAAGGCGAGATATTGCGGATTTTGGGGAAAATTTAATCGTAGAAGTAATTACAACGCAACTACACGGCATTACGATTTACAAAGACTATAATTTTATTTCTGACGATGAAGACACAAAATTTGAATTAAAGCAAAATGAAAAACTTGTAAAAATGCCAGCTGTTGAATTACTTAAGTTGTACGAAAAGGAGAATAGATTGTTTTAAATGCGGACAGATAAACAGATAGAATTATTAAAAGAGCAAAAAGGCGAAGAATTAGCCACAAAAATTGATGATTTAGATAGTATTGTTGTTAATTTTGCAGATACAATCCATTTTTTAGAAAATATAGAAGAAAATGCGGAGCTTATCCCTATCCCAATTATTAAAAATGGAGTTTTAATTGTTGATTATCCAGAATTTAACGGCTTTATTTTGTTTGATACAGAACTCAAAGATGATAAAGCTGTAATTAATGCGGATATTTTTAATAATGCTTTTAATGTGTACAAATGGGATTGCAGTTTACTTTGTGAAATGCCTTATATTTTCTATGGGTTGCATTCTGAAAGCTGTGATTGTATAGAATTTAATGACGCAACCGCAGAAATATATAAGAAACAGAAGCGAAAAAGTGAAGAAATAGAAAAATACAAAGAAAATGAAATAATAACAGCGTGTGACCCTTTTAAATTGTTCTTAAAAGTAATGTGCTGGCTTAACTGGATTATGCAGCATCCAGAAATCAAGGAAGTTGAAAGACAAGAAAAAGCGCACACAAGCACGAAGAACAAAAAGAAAAACGGCAACAGCAAAGCAAAAGCAGATAGCAATGCCGCAAAAACTGTTAAAATTAACAATATTAAAATTAAAACAGTTAACAGCAAGCTTATAACAAAAATTAAAAGCAAAAAAATACATCGTATAGCGGGGTGCTGGGAAGTTCGGGGACATTTCCGACATTACAAAACCGGTAAAGTGGTTTACATTAAACCTTATGAAAAAGGAAAAGACAGTCGCAAGCGCATTAAAAAGCAATATATAATATAGACTGCACTTTGTTTGCTGCACTTTGCCTTATTAAATTTCTAAAGTTTTTCATCAATTTTTCAAGGCAAATCCGAACGAAATTGAGGTCAAATTTTGAAAAAAAGTTTTTCACGGATTTTTGAATACAAAATCGCATATGACGGGGGTTTCAAAAATTTCACATTATATTTTGCGGGAAAATTTTTTTCGTTTTTTAGAGTAGGATTTGGACGAAATCCGAGCCAATTTTTGGGAATTGTCAAAATCGAAATTATGAATATAAAAGAAAGACCCACGGAGGTAGCAAAAAAGTTGCATTATATTCCGTGGGGTTTAAATTAATCTATAAAAATAATCGGTTTATCGTCATCAAAAAGATTGCTAACAACTTCCTGCCCTTTATCCACTAAGTAACAAGAAACTTTCTGAAATCGCCTAAAACCTTTGATAATTTCATATTTGTTATTAATTCTATATATAGTTCCTGCGAAATTGCCTTTATTAACAGGAATATAAGATTGCATATCTAATGGAGCTGATATAGGTTTGTCAAGCTCCTTAAGTTCTACAATATCTACCGCTTCAATCTTGCACAAATCACCATATTCACCCAATGATGGATATACCGGCGGATTTAGTAAAGCATGGTATATATCATCTATGTCACTATCATCAGCTTTGATGTATATAGTTGTATATAAATCAACTAGCATTAGATGATATTTAACTGTATTAACCCAGCCGGTATGGCTTCCGTCTGTATAGTCTGTTATAATATCCCAACGCTTAAGCATTTCATCACTAACCTTGTTAAAACGCTTGCCGCCGTGCCATTCTTTCTGTGTTTTAGTGTTGTAAACACCTTTGCCAGTAACAAAATAATCTAATTTATGATACTTTTTCCATTGACACATTGAATGAATAAACCCATTAACTGTGCTGAACGGCGGTAAAGGATAGCAATCCGCACCTCTTGGTGCTGATGGATTGTTAAATCTAGCCATTTCTTGATACATTTTTAACCTAATAACTCTCATAATAAAACCTCTAAAATAAAATAAGTTGCACCTATACAAAAATGTATCAATGCAACTTTCCACTATGGTTCTATTAAGGCAAAATGATATAATAGTTATCTATTGTTTACATCTATTAAATAATAGCATTTTTAAATATTATTGTCAACACAACAACTTTCTGTATAAATTAATGCTTTACTTGCATACCGGCATTGACTAAGCTCATATATCAGCAGTTCCTTAGTCATATCGGGGTTTGTTTTCTGAATTATCTTTAACAGTTCCTCTATCTTCATTATCCTACTCTCCTAACGGCTCCAAGCACCATATCAACAATATCAAATATTTCATCTCCGTAAGTCGCTACAAAATCACATAAAATTTCTTCTGTTTCAATCGGTAAATAAATATCATAAGACATACAGACAGCATGGCATATTTCGTGTATCAGCACTTTGCGTTGCATAAATCCCTGTAGTTTGTCTGACAGATATATTGTGTGCGTGTTTCTGTCAGTTACACCTAAACTAATTGTGTTGTCTGACCGCCTTAATTCACCCGAATTTGAATTTTTGTATTGCACTTGCCACATTATGCCATTAATGCTAAAAACCATCTGTATGCTCCTTTCTAAATAAAACAAAAACCACTAACCGATATTGGCTAGTGGTTTTCTAATTCCCATATTCTTTTTAATAACTCTACAAGATAATCTGGTGGCTTTCTTCTGCTTTGTTCCCAGCCTTGTAAAGTTCTTAACGGAAGTCCAAAATATCTAGCAAACTGTTGTTGTGACATTCCAGTTTCTTCTCTTAATTCTTTTATTGGTGAGCTATTTAAACTCAATATACTCACCCTCCCTTTCTTCAAAGCTGTTAATCTTTTCTAACAACTCATCAGTAGTGACTGTTTCAAAATCACCACAACTATACTCTTCTTCGCCATAGTCGTAGTGGTCGCCAAAACTGCCACAGCAAGGACAGAACTCCATATCTGCTGTTGTTCCGTAACTGATTTCCCAGTTGCCATTTTCAAGGCAGCTATAATCAGTCCAAAAGCCGTAACTACCGCCATCGTTACATTTTTCTGGGTCGTAGTTTGAGTAATCATTAAATCTTACTCTCTTTATGTTTTTCATTTCTTCTTTTCTCATAATATTCACCTTTGCTTGATATTCAAGCCCTTTCTTTATTTCTTGATTGTATTATACGTCAATGACGTATAGCTGTCAAGCAAAAGTTATAATTATTTTTCACTAGCCAATATTCAGTTATCAATGTACAAAACAGGCTATGAATATTGCTACTCATAGCCCTTAAAATCATATCTTAGATACAAGAGTACTTAACTTTGTTCTAAGTAAGTTCTTCTCTTCTGCTGACATATCAGCCACCATACCTGTAATATCGCTTGCAAGTTCCTTAGTATAGCTGTCAAGTGACTTCATCTTGTGTTCCTTATCTTCCGGCGTGTTGTTCTTGTGCATTTCCTTAGTTTCTGTGTAGTTTCTCTTTGCTCTGTCGTAATTACTTTCAGACATTGGTTCTGTATAGTACATCTTGCCATAATCCCTATCCATATCCCTCATATGCTCTGCTTCTGGGTACATGTGCATATAAGGTGGCTCTTCATATCCTCTGCGGTATGTTCCCTTGTCTTTAGGGGCGAACCTGCCATTTGCATAGCGGTAGGGGTCGTAAAATCTCCTGTCTGGATAATCTTCGTACTGTTCAAGCATACGCATAATATCTTCGTTATCTTCTGACTTTTCCATAGCTTCAACAATTCTATAATCTTTGTCAAAGCAAGCTATGTTCTTCGCTATTTCTGTAAAATCCTTTAAATCGTCAAGGTTCTGTCCCTCAAAGCTGTCTAATCCGATTGCTTCAACTTTAGCCTTGACACATTCCATAATCTGTTTAGCCCATTTGTGCATATCATCAAGCCTCCCTTACTGCGATTAAGTTACTATTCTGTACTTCAATAGCCTGTGTAGATGTATTTTGCACCGCTACTGTACTGCAACAGCCACAAGGTACATCAATATATGCCTGTGCTGATACATTAAAGAAATTTTCAACTGCGGCTGGTGTTACAATCATTCGTGTTGACTGCAAAGGCTCTCCGTCTACTGCAATGGCAAGCGAGATGGCTTCAACCGTACCGCCTGTAGGTATTTGAATGTTGCCGGAATACGATACTAAAAATCGTGCTTTGCACTGATTAGTGATACCTCTTAGCTTGATAATTCCGCTTCCGATCCTGTGTACAATGCATTTTGTTCCGTTTACGGCTGTCTCTGTAAATGCCACATCTTCTCCGGCGGCAACTGTTTGTAATGCAATTCCTGTTATTTCCATTATTTTTACCTCTCTTTCACAAAATAAGGGCAAACATTATAGTCTGCCCTTGGGTTTATAAGTAATACTGCTTAGCAGACATAATCGAGTTAAACTCAATTAAGATACTCAATTATTCAGTTTTAGCAGCCACATCCTGTATTGCAACCACATCCATAAGCATAAGCATTAGGATTAGGCACAACATAAGCTGGAATAGCCGTAGGATTTACAGAGTTGATAATCTGCTGTGTCTGAGCTGCCATCTGAGTTGTAAGAAGTGCGTTCTGTCTATCCTGTGATGCGGCTCTGCGTAAATCGTTGTTCTCTGCTGTAAGTGTTGCTATCTTATCATTTGTTAAGAAATCAAGGATAGCTCTCGTTCCTGCCTGCTGGCTGTCGATAATATCTCTTGTGTTGTTGCACATTGTGTTCTGTAAAGCACAAGTGTTAGTTGCCATGTTGTAGTTTACGCCTTGAATAGCTTCTCTTGTCTCACAGCAGCAGTTAGCGAGCTGCGCCTGTAATGCATTTGTATTCTGCATATTAGCAACAGTATCAGCATTGATAGCCTGCTGTATGCCATAGCCTGTCTGCATGATATTTGTGTTAATGCCATTGAAACCTGTGAGCATACTATTATTCATAGCGTAGAAGCCATCACAAAGTCCGTTGGAAATGCCATCTAACTTGCTGATAACTGCTGAATTGTCAAATCCTCTCTGAATATCAGCCTGTGTAGCCGCTGTCGCAACATAGCCACCGCCATTGTTACCGCCAAAGCCACCAAATCCACCATTGCCCCATCCAAAGAGTAATGCGAATACAACGATTATCCAAAGCCATCCTCCGTCAGCCCATCCGCCGTTATTGCCGTTGCTGTCAATATTAGCAACTAAAGGTATGCTGGCACAATTTGAGTTTGAAAACATATTGTTACCTCCTAAAAATATATTCATAAAGATGTCACCCAGGTAATTTGCAAAGACATCTAATATGCTACTAATTACCAAATCTACTTTTTATCTGATTAAATACATCATCTGCATTTAACCCCTTTTCTTTGCATAAATTTCTAGCCATCTGCTCTATTCCTTGCATATTACCTTGCTGTGCCATTTGCATTGTGTTTTTCATCATAGGATTATTCATCATCTGATTATTTCCCATTATCTGTTGTATGAACTGTTGCGGACCAGCTTTCATCATCTGAAAAATGTTAATTGGGTTCATTCTTCATCACCGCCTTTACTTTGAGTTCTTGAAGTTTTTCTTTGCGTTCCTAAAGATTTGTCAAATCTATCTTCTAACTGTCCTATTTTCTCTGATAACTCTTCAAACTTATTTAAGAATAGCTGTGTGCTTTCGTCTGATAGGGTAAATTTAGCGTTTTCTGCATTAGCCATAGAATTTACTGTCTGATTATCTTTAGGGTCTGTATAAGGCTTATACACAATCGTTCTAATTGTTCCATCAGCATTCCAGCCCTTAACATAAATCTCCGACATATCCTGCTTCGGGAAAAATGCCATTGAGCCATCCATAGGGACCTCGTTAGCGTTTATATTTTCAACTGCTTGCACAACTCTGCCGTTAATACCTATTATCTGCTGTGGAATAGTTTGCTGAACTTGTGATTGCTGCATCTGCTCCTGCGGCTGAAATCTCTGGATATTTGCCATAGGATTATATTGATATGCTCCATATTGAGGTACATAATTACTCATAATCGGTTGCTGATAAGGATTGTTCATTGTCTGCCTCCTCTAAAACTTCCTCGATTGCGTGGATAACAAGAGATAATGTCACTAAGTCAAGTTTCTGTAATTCTTCTTTACTCAAGATTTTTTCTCTTACTTCATCAGAAAACATTTGCACTACCTCTCTTTCTAGTTACATTTTTGCATAAAAAAAATCACTTATAGCGACACATAATAGACATATGTGCGACATATAAGCGACAATGCTGAAATTATATAATTGTAAAACGCGATAAATGCGGCATTAGCACTTCCTATATGCTATAGGAACTGCATTAAGTTTGTGCTAAAAATTCTTAAGCTGTATTTCAATATTTCCATTGACAATTACTATCTTGTCAATTATAGTCTTTAGTATCAAGTTCTTTTGTTTCTTGTCGACCTTATCCCAAATGTCGGCAAGTTTTTTTATGTTCTCATAAACAAACTCCTTTTTCTGCGTATTGATTGCGTTTTTGCTTTCAGCGGCAATGTTTAATTTCATTTCCTTAATCTGTGCTTCCAGTTCTTTAATCATTTCTAAGACAGTATCATTTCCGTCAGCATACAGATTATACAATCTTTTTAGCTTAATCTGTTCCTTTTCAAGCTGTGATTGCATAATTTCAAGTTTTGTCGCCTTTTCTTTTGGCTTGTAAGATGATAAATCAAGTGATATTTTAAGAATTTCTTCTTCTACTTGTTTCTCTATCTCGTCCGCCCATTCAAGCGAATTATTACAGCTTGCATTATAATTAGGCAGATATGAAAGTGATTTATTTCTTGAACAGCAATAAATCTTATGCTTTTCACTACCCCATTTTTGATAACGCATTTTGCAACCACAAATTCCACAATAACATAATCCGGTCAATAAATTAGGTTCAGTTATGCAGTAAGTTTTTGCTGAACACCTTGACTTTCTTAGTTCTAATCCAAGATTAAACCTATCTTTATCAAAAATAGGTTCGTGTTTTCCTTGATATATTTTGCCTTTGTAAGGTATCATTCCGATATTTACAACGCCGGTCAAAATGCTTCTAGTAACAAGTTCAGACTTAAAGCCACAAATTTCTTTAATTTTCGCATCTGAATAGCCAGATATGAATAATTCAAGACCTTTTCTTGCTTGTTCTGCACGTTCCGGGATAGGTATTAATATACCTTGTTCCTTACTGTAGGAATAACAATACGGCAAATTGCCACCGCCCATCCAGTAACCCTGCTTAATTCTTTCAAGCATACCGCCACGCATACGCAACATCATAGTATTTTTATCAAGCTGTGCAAATACAGCCATCATTTGTGTGTACGCCTGCTCCATTGGGCTATCATAATTTACGCTATCGTGAACACATTTAAACACGACATTATACTTTTGAAATACTTTCTCGATAAGATATATTCCGTCAATCATATTTCTTGATAATCGGTCAAGCTTAAAAGCAACAACACAACTTACTCTTTTGCGGCTACAATCATTCACAAGTCTTTGAAGTTCCGGTCTATCCATATTTGTACCTGTGTAACCATCGTCAATATACCAATCTGTTATTACAAGCTCATTTTTCCTACAATAATTTTCAATGTCTCTTTTTTGGCTATCAAGTCCATTGCCCTCAACAGCCTGTTTTTCAGTAGATACTCTCATATAAGCAACACATTCCATATATTTTATCTCCTTATAATATAAATAAATGTGCCGCATTTATCACGTTCTACGGCACATTGTAACACATATTTACTTGTTGTCAATTATCTCTGCAATTATCTTTAGTAAGCTGTCTGAAAGAGTTATGTTTTCTGTTTTTACGTCTTCGCCATTTTGAGTAACCCTAATCATTTATAACCTCCAACTTACTTATTTTCTTTTTAATTTTGTTTATCTTGCGATTGACTGTTCTATCACACACGGACAGCCGCATAGCAATTTCTGTAATGCTTCTGCCTTGTGATAGTAACTTGAATATTCTCAATTCTTCTTCTGTAAAATTGGCATTTTTAATTATCTCATCAAGTTCCGGCTTAGTCAGTTCTGAAAACTTCATAAGCCAATCTCCTTATTTAAACTTAATATGTTCTATTCCTGTTTCTTCGTATAACTGATTAACAAGCTCCTCTGCTGTGAATAATCCGTCATTGTAGTTATCTATAAGTACTTTAAGCTCTTTTTGTACTTTTGTTAATCTCTGCTGTCCGAAACCGAATTTATCATGTAGCACCCATAAAATTAATATTAATGCTGATTCAAAATTTTTCTTCTGCTGTTCATTACTAATCCTATTCATCTGAACACGTAACATTTGCTCCTTAAACTTTTTCTGTTCTGACTTACTCATACATACTCCTTATTTATCAAGTATTTTGACAATTTTCTTTATTATTTTTTGTACTGAAACTTGGTTTTGAACATTTTCTTCTAAAACTTTTTGCATTTCTTTCAGAATTAAAGTGTGGATATGCATTGAGTACTCTAATTCTTGTATTCTTTGCATAATTTCATCTTTCTCTTCTTCCATTTGTTCACCGCTTTCTTAAAAATTGATTATCATACCGCCATAAATGCTTGCTATTATCATTCTTAAGGCTTTTACCCCTTTCATAGTCTGTCTGCCAGCATTTCTGACACAACTGTCCTTGCGGTCTGTCAATAGGTTCTCCACAACGATAGCACAAGTAATTTTCTTTGCGATATTCTTTTATATTCTGCCTATTTTCAATTCTTTTTCTGTGGATAGCATTATCTTTGCTCTGACATACAAAACACTTCGCTTTACCCTTAACAGCTTTAGCCTTTCCACATCTAACACATGTGCCGGTTTTCTTGCGTTCAGCGTATAAGTTTCTTGAATACCGTTTAAACGCTTCGTTGTTTTGTCTTCGCTTATCATCACTTATTGGGTGACTGGCTCTGTATTCTGCTTTCTTAGCTAAACATTCCAGGCATATCTTTTCTTCGCCTGCAAGCTTATTTTTACGGCATTCCGGACATATCCTAAGCTGTCTACATAATTCTCTAGTTTCTCTTTGATAAGCTGTATGCTTTTCTTTACATTCTTCGCAATAAAAGCCTTTTCTATCAAGTGGCTTGCCACATTTAGGACACAATCCATTATCTCGGCGATAATTATATAATTTCTTCTGTGGACTAATTGGCGTTGTTTCCACTAAAAATCAACCTCTCATTCTGTCAATTCTATCTTGTACTTCTTTAGGTGCTTCAATATACTCTTCTGCGTTTGTATTTTGACCAATAAGGGCATTTCCTTTAATTTGTAATGTATTTATATCTCTTTGGAATTTTTGCTCGATTTGAGCCTTATACGAATTTGCATTCGTCTTTTCGATAAGTGATTTAATATTGTCCGGCATACGATTTATTTCATTCGCACGCTTAACAGCTGTTTCGTAAGTTCTTAGAAAATTTGATTGTATTACTGTTTCAATCGTCTGATAATCTGATGTCGCCCAGTTTTTAAGGTTATCTGGCATACCAACCGCTTGTCTGACTAATGGTGGTAGCTTGTTAAATTCTTCAACTGCCCCATAAGTACCATTCCGTAATGCTTTGCTGACCAACCCCCAAGCTGCCATTCCGTCAAGTTCCCGTGGATGTGATATAGTCTGTATTTTACCTATCAACTGCCCTATACTTGGAGCAAATCCACTTATATCAGAGTTGATATATGCTTTAAGTGCGACTGATACTTGTTCATAACTGTAAGTTTCCAACATCATATTCCAAACATCTACTGTTTCAGATAAGTTGTTAGGCTTGTAGTTAGGGTAGCAATTACACATAATGCGAATGATTTTAACTGTTTCTTCTCTTGTCAAGCGTTGCTACCTCCTGATTCATATAAAATTTTGATACCATCTGCGTCTACATTTGAGCTTTTATTTACTATGCTTCTAAAAATATCCACATAATCACAATTACCCAAATCAATAGGGCAATTATCTAATATATTTAATATATCTTCAATAACTGCTCTTTCACTATCATTAACTGTGATTTCGTAAATTGTATCTGAATACATAATTTTTCTCCTTTACACATTATCCCAATCAATAGCACCCTTATTGAAATTCTGATTGCCTTGTTTATTAGAATTATCTTCTTTCAACTCGAACAAGCCTTGCCAGCAATGGTCTACTGACTGATTAAGAATTTTAATGGCTAAGTCATTATCTCCGCCTGATAGCTTTTCAAGGGTATTCATAGCCCTATGCAATGCCTTGTCAGTGCATATAGGTTTTTTAATTCTCTTACGCATTGTCACATACTCATTAAATGCTTCATCAAGTAATTCATCATCTGGGTAATAACTTTTCTTTTTGGATATTACGTTAGTAATATCTTTTTCTGTATTCTTATCTTCTTTAACTTCTTCTGTTCTTTTATTCTTACTTTCTTTTAATATAGAGTTTGTTAATAGAATGTTATCTGTTTGTTGATTGTTTGTTAAGTTGCTTGTTATTTGTTTGTTATCTTGCTTGTTATCCGTTTGATACAAATTGTAGTTAACTACTGTAAATATCGTGAATTTGTTTGTTGCTTTGCTTGTTATTTCGCCTGTTAATTGTAAGTGTTTTAGCGAGGTACGAATTTCCATTACAGACAAATTAGTTTCTTTTGATAATTCAGATATTGAAGAGGGGAAAGACCCTCTTTCAATTATCTTACCTTTGTAATTTCCGTCTTTCCAATAGGCACTTATCAACATATACATAAAAAGTCTGAATGTATTAATATCGCTCCACCATTCCCACTTTAAAATCTTTCTGTCAATTTTAATAAAATTGCCTGCCATAATTACCTCTTCAAGTTCTGTCACATTGTTACTTTACTAAATCGTTAATATTAACTCTGAATCCGTCAAATTTCTTACAACCGCTTTCAATATAAGTGACTGTATCAAAAAATATCAGATTCCCTTTCTTATCCGTTGCCATACTCACACCATTCCTTGTAAGGCTGCCTTTAAGCAGGTCAAGTAAAATCTGTATTTCCTGCTTTGTTTCGTCTTTCATTATTTACCTCTCCATATTTCTTCATCAAGAATATATTGCCTGATAAATCTATCTGCGTACTGTGGATGTATCATTGACCTTGCTGTTTTCTTATTATCTGCCCCTGTTTTTGCATAATGTTCTTTTGTCATTGTTCTTATTGCATCCTTGCATTCGATAGCGTTATAGCTAATTGGCTCAAAAATAAGATTGTTCTGTGGCTCGCAATTCAAAAACCAATACTGTGTAGGCTTTTTAAAGTAATCTCCGCTATCTCTTCTATCTTTATCAATTACTGCTGGAGAATAGCACCAATATCGTCCTAAAAAATGTTCCTTTGAATAAGGGTTCTCCATTATCAGCTTTAATCCTTTTCTCATGCAAATAATAAACATTTTGTTTACCAAATCATACATAAGTGAAACTTCTTTAAGCAAATTCATATCAAATTCGCATTTTTCTTCTAAAGACCATTTTTTCTGACTTGCCGACTGCCCTCTGAACCACAGCATTATCTGATTTTCAAACCTTATGCAAGGGAAAAATGCAAATATCAAATCATCAGGGCTTATCTTATCAAACAAACTCGGCTCGCCTTGATACCCCCCTTCAATCTCTTTAAAAAGGTCAATAACATAGTCAGTTTCGTTAAATTCATTCTGAATATCATAGTCATAGGCTTCAATTCCATACTTTTTGAAAGCATTCTTGAATGTGCCTGACTGTTCAAATAAACAATGTACTGTCATCTCAAATCACCAAAAGGAAACCTCGGTTTTATGTCGCGACAACCTATTCCTTTCTTAGATTCTTCTTAGTTTTTCAAAACTTCTTTCATTGCATTAGCCATATCACAGATACCCTTGATATAGTTAAATGCACCTATTATATATCTGTCTGAATTTTCTTCATCAACAACGCCTGTTGTGGCAAGGTTGATTAGCCTTAATGCATTGTGATTTATTGCGTTTTCGTCAATCTTCATTCTTCAACTTCCTTTCTCTTAAAATCCTCACAAGGCACTGTTTTACTGCAAGCATAAATATCTGTTCCAATTAGATTTCTTGCTCTCAAATAGCCAAACTCGCAAATGCTACAAAAGTGACTTCCCTCATTACTTTTACAATCATTAGGTTTATCTTCTTTCATTTCATCAAGTTTTCTATTCATGCAGTCATTATCTTTAGTAAGAGTATCTATTTTGTTCACAAGACGATGATATTCTTTATTACTTAAAATCTTCATTCTGAATCACTCCTTTATTTTTCTCCTGCAATGAGTAGTACCAAATTTTGATTTTCCGACATACTCATAGCAATCTACGCACTTCCATTTACCACTCTTTTTCGGTGTATCTGAACGTCCATAGTATCTATGGTTTTCGTTTGGATAATCGTTCCAACAATGGCAATCATAGTCTTTGCCGATTATCTCCACCCACTTTCAATAAATCCATAAACCTCTCATACTGCTTCTGCGACACCTTGTTGTGCTTCTTATCGTCTCTCAATTCGATTTTAAGATGCTTTTCAGCGATAGACGACAATTCCCTCGCTAACATTTTTTTGCCTTGCTGTATTCCCTGCATATAGCCTTTAGGCGCTTTTCTTTCGCCTATTGAACCACTAGCACGATTTTCTCCTTGACCGCCTAAACTGACATTTCTAAGCTGATAACCCTTATCAGCATACAGCTTGATGTAATACTTCTCCTTTTCGTCAAGCTGACTTTCGGGGAAATTCAGAAATTCAACTCGCCAGCCATAAGGGTTTTTCTCTTTATCGTACAGTTTATGGCGTTTCAAACTAAGGTCTATGTGCTGTTCGTAACCTACAAGGTGGCTTGCCAATCTGCTAAGTGTATGTACTGCCTGTCCGATGTAAGCGTACTTAAATCCGTTTTCATCTTCTCGAAGCAAGAAATATATACCGCTCTTGTCGTTCAGCTTTGGGTTCAGCTTCAATAGTCGTTTTTTGTTTTCCTGTTCTATTGCCTTGGCTCTTGCTATGTTCTGATAATTCAACTGTTATCACCTGCCTTTAGCTGTTCCGCAAGCTCTTCTAGCTTAAGCATATCATCAACAAAGACAAGTCCTGCATCTTCAACAGCCTTTGCAAAATCGTCAATAGCCTTATTTCTTACATCATCAGCTGTTACAAACTCACAGTTAAAAGTACTGCAAGTTCCTGTAGTATGATGTATACATTTATTGCAATCTCTATCCATTAATTTCACCTGCCTTCACTATCTTAATTGCCCGTTCTAAACCTCTTTGAAAACTATCATCATATTCTGCATCAAGACAAGGACTGACTTCTTCAACATATTTGTCAAAATCTGCGTATGATAACTCTCTTTCGTCTTCAAGCTGTTTCACAACCTTATCAATATCATTAACTGTTAATCGCTCTGCGTTTTCTTCAACAAGGTTATTTTCCGTTGTGGCTCTTGATTTAAACGGGTCTACAAAATCATCAATAGGTTTAGCTCCCATACTAAAAGCCGTTGGTTGTTCATCAATGATAGTTTCAAATATTTCAGATAAAGCCTTACTGATATAATTTCTTTTGTGAATATCCTCAATTAATTCATCTGCATCAATCAGTCTCATACTCACACCTCTTTAATTAAATGGTAATCCCTCATCAGCTACATTGTCTGGAATTGACATAAAGCTGTCTGAACTAGCATTACCACCTATAATTCCGTTACTGTTATTATTCTGCTGATTAGCACGACTTTCACAAAATTCGTGTCTTTCAACAACGCAATCGTTTGTGTAGACTTTCTGCCCGTCCTTGTTACTGTAATTACCTGTCTGCCATCTACCCTCAACGATAATCTTAGTTCCTTGATGTAAATACTTCTCTGCAAACTCTCCGTTCTTGCCAAATGCGATACAATTAATAAAGTCAGCTGCCTGTTCGCCCTCTTTCTTAAAAGCTCTGTCAACAGCTAATGTGTATCTTGCAACTGCCATACTTCCGTTTACTGTCTGTGAATATCTAATCTCCGGCTCTCTAGTCAGCCTGCCACATAAAATTACTCTGTTCATTATTTTTCCTCACTTTCTGCTAACTCAAATCTGTATTTCTGTTCTGCATTAGGATATTTTTCCTTATCAACTTCACTCATAAACATTTCAAGAGGTCTATTCCAGATATGCCCCTCATATTCATACACAACTGAAATTTCCTCGGTTTCTGTATGTCTTGAAATACCGATAATAGTAACAATCTTGCCAATCTTAAAATGCTTATATTTCTCGCCTTTTCGTGGCAAAGGTCTGTCAAATTCTGTGCTGATGTTATCTGCCTTAAAATGCCTTGTGAGTAACGCAAGGTCACAATTGGGTTTATCTTCTCCATCAAGATTAAATTCTTCCGACTGTTCGATATGTAACTGCTGCCACCACTCACCATACATAGCACCCATATAACTTCCTAAGTCCTTAGAAGTAGTATTTCTATCAGATACCAAATATCCACTTATTCTTAATATTCTTGCCATGTTATTCCTCACTTTCTAATAACTCTTTATTGTCAAATATGTTGCCGATAACCTCTACACATTTTCTTTCTTCTACATAAAATCCTAAGTTGCAGTAACAACCCCCACTTTCCTTATGGATTGCATAACTGTAATCCAATGTCCAGTCCCCATTGCAATATTTTACAATCTCTGGATATTGTTCTTTTCTATCGCAAATATCATTCTCCCAAATCAGTTTGCCGTTCTTGTCTTTCAAGCCGGTACATTGGCAGATTGTGGATGGGTCAATTTCACTCCATCCGTCTGTCTCTCCACTAGAATAAAATATTGTGGTGGGTTCAAATATTAGATGAACTTCTTTGGCATACATATCTAAACCTTTTACATAATGTCCTACAACCCATTTTCCATTATCAATCCGCTTTGCCCTGAATAAATATCTATCTTCCATACGCTCTCCTATTCTGCTTCTGATTGAAGCCACTCCATACAACTAGCTTCTCCCTCGTATTCCTCGCCGAATGTGTTTTTAAATCCGACAAGAAATTCTGCTAACTCTTCATCCGACATATTCCTTATCCTGTCGGCATTGGTTGTTGTGAATTTAGATGAAGTAATCTCCATCGTCACGTCCGTAATAAGTCCATCCCCATAACCATCTAACTTTACAGATTCAATACTGCCGGCAAAATTGCCATTTAGAGATAAATTCAACATTCTTGGTTTTCCTGTAGCACCACCATATCTATTTCCTTCTGTATCAAGAATTTTTATTAAATCATCAACTGTTATCATTTTCTCAACCTCTCAATTCCTGTTAATTAACTCTTCGACTTCGCACTCATCGCTTTCGCTGTTATAAGGACATACTTCACAGCCACAAGGCGTGTCTGAAACTGTGTCGCATAATATCCTTATTATCTCAATTAAATTTTCTTTGCTATCTTCCATTTCTATTCACCTCTCAATTCTTTCAGTTTTGCTTCCGCTTCTTCCTTAACATTTACAGTACCATCGGCAATAGCTTCTTTAATAATCAAAGTATTGTATCTTTCAAGGCTGATTGTTATTGCTTTATCCTCACACTCTCTTGTGTTTCCTAAAATATCTTTGTATTTAGCCATATCTTGCTCCTTTCTAAAACGGACACGCATTTTTACTTTGCATTTCATTAAGCATATCTTCCATTTCTTTAATAAATCCATCAAAGCAATGCTTTATAAATTTTTCTTCTTCCGAAGTGTACGATTTTCTTAAACCACAATACCCAAAATCTTCATACTGGCATTTATAGCAGTAATCAACGTGAAGTATCTTTGTTGCCTGCGAATACAATTCCCACATTTCCTCGAAATTATTTCTACACTTTGATTTCTTGGCTTTAGAGATGTAATGCCTTAATGCGTTTTGTTCTGTCATATATTTTTCGCCTGTAATCAAGTTTGTATATCTACTCAAAACAGACATTCATCTCCTTTCCTTAAAATCCAACTCTTGCCCTGTTCTGCAACATCTACATTCACCCCATTTACGGCATTTTTCATCTTCTCGATAAAACTATCCTTATCAGCATTTTCACTTGACAAATGACACATTATGACATTCTGCAAGCTGTCTGAATCGTTAGCTTTAACAAAATCGCAAGCGGTATCAATGGATAAGTGACCTCTGAAAACGTGATTAGCTTTTGGATTGTCAGTATCAACTAAATCCTTGTCATAATTCACGCCTAAGAGAATGTGGTTTATGTCCTTGAATTTCCACTTGATTAGTTCACAATCGGTTATGTAAAGCATTCTTCCCATTTCCTTGTGAGTAATCAAAAAGCCGAATATCGGGCAAGATGTTCCGTCTACATTGGTATGTGTCCAATTTCTGTCTATTGTCGTTAAATCAAAAGGTTTTACTGTAAATTCGCCCATATTCATTGATTTACAACTATCGCCTACATATGGTGCAAACATCGGTATTCCCATAGATTTAAAATCTTTTACCGACTTGCTGTGGTCAAGGTGTTTATGGGTGCATAACACACCCACAACATCTTTAACATTCCAATTCAAGCCTTTCTTAATCTCCTTAATGCTTATTCCACAATCAAGGATAAGCGTTTCTCCGCTTTCGGAAGTTAAGGTGTAGCAGTTCCCTGTACTTCCTGTTGCAATACATTTAAGTTTCATCAATTCTCCCATCTATGTTCGTCTGCGATTTTGTCAATAACTTGTCTTATTTCCCACTTTTTATCATCGTCAAGCTCGTGCCTTAATACTTTAGAAAAAGCTGTATCGTGCGCATATCCTAAATGCTCCGAAACTTCCCACAACTTTACGCCATTTTCTTTTGCATATTCTCTAATATCAACATTTTTCATACTTCCACCTCATCATCTTTTGGAAACTGAAAGATAGCATTGTTGATAAAATCTACTCTTGACGGCTGATTTTCTGCGTTCACCAGCACACCGCATTTCTTCAATCTTTCAAATTCCTTCGCCACATCTTCCGAAATATCAACATTCTGCATTACGATAGGCATACCGATATATGTCTCTCTAAGCATTTCCATAGCCTTATACGCTTTCTCCTGTGAAGAATACTTGCCTAAAACATATTCTTTCTCATTGTGTAGTGCTGTGACATTTTCCATTGCGTGACACACAACTATCTGTTCGTAAGGCAAATCAACATTGCCGTGCTGTGAAATTACTCTCATATTAGTTCTCCTTAATAAGATAAATTAATAACAATGAATGGGTCTTCCTGCCAAGTTCTCTTGTGTGCTGGCTCATAATTGTCAATATCATCAAAATCTACTTTATCGTCAAAACTTGCTGTAACTGTCACTTCCTGCGTGTCGTTTTCATTCTCTCTGTCAAATTCTGCTTCAACGTCAGTATCATATTCAGCTTCACAGTGAAACTTAACTTCTGTATCTGCATTATACTGACTTAATTCCTGTATTAATTCGTATACTGTCATATCTAATCTCCTATTCTGCCTGCATAAATGGTGGTAATGTGCTATCTTCTGCCTGTTCTTCGGTTACTTCTGTAGCTGTACCCTCAATAATGTTGCTTTCTTCAAAATCAACGCTGTTTGCGTTTTCTTTAATCTCATCAGCAACAACCTTTTCTGTATCAAGTTTCACATCTGATATATTCTGAAATTCTTCCTGCGCATATAACCCTTGAAATCTGTCCGGGAAAGCTTCTCTCAAAGCCTGTACAACAGCTACTTTTCTAATCATTGTAGCTGGTTTTTTCGCCCATTGACTATTGAGCGAGCCGTCTTTTTTTCTTCCTGCATACTCATCAAAGCCTACTGACTGATACTCGTCCTCTTTTCCGTCGATAAAGATTTTCGCCCAGCCGCCTACGATAGTTTCGTTAGGTAAAACCATTGTTCCCTCTCGTTCTTCAACTGTTCCGTCCTTTTTAATTACAACGATTCCTGCTTTCTTTCCCTTATATCGTGGGTCTGCATTGGCTCTCTTTGTGAAAACATCTTTTCCGGTAACTATTGTGGCTGGGTCGTTACTTCCGTACTTAATAAGGTATGCTTCTCTCAAAAACGGATTTAAGTGCTGGTATCTGCATAATGACATAAACATCATTACTTCTCCGTCAGATACATTACCGCCGCCATTTACAAGATATCTTCTTATCATTGTTGGAGAAATTTTTACCATTTCTCCATTTGATTCATATTCAACTAACTGTGTATTCTCTGCCATAATTACTTTCCTACCTTTCTCCACTTAAAATCTGACCGACAATCTGTCTTAATTCGTTGCTAACCCTGCTTACAGTCCAAAAATCCGTAGTATCAAATGCGTGAGCACAATCAAATCCAATGTACCACTTGTTTTTATCATCAATTTCAAGCGGACTAGGTGCTTCTTTGTTTGCATATGTAATGCCGCCGTGGCAATTTATACTTGCTGTATTGATAGGCAACCTTTTGGAAACCTGCACATATCCACATCTGTAACAGCTGTCGCCCATATGCCGCATTATCACATAACAATTAAAGCCATTGAAATTGAATGAACGTTCTAATATAGAAGTCATATTATCCCTCCACAATCTCTAATTTCTCGCTATTATTAACAATCAGCATAATCAACTGGCTATCTACCATTTCAACAACTTTTTTCTGATTATCTTCATCTAAACTCTCACTATCGTCTAAAATAATAGGCACTGATATATCACTAATCTTCTGAATAGAGTTGCAAATATCAACTCTGCCTAAAATCCTGTTACCCTTGTTACTCATAGTTGTTAAAATACTTTTTCCGTCAACTGTAGGTATGCAACAACTCTTGTAATTACCATTCTTGGCATATTCAAACAACTGCCACTTAACTAACCCAAAATGGCTGTTTACTGCTTCTGTCAAGGCTTCATTCTTCGCTTTGTCAAGTTTATCAAGTAAATCAAGGATTTTCTCAGCATTAGTCTTATTCTGTTCAGAATCAATCCTTGTCTGCTTTAATTCTTCAAGTCGCTGTTCATCTGCTGCCGTATCTGACTTTGCAATCTGGCTTTCACATTCTGCTAACTGCTGCCTTAAAACTGTTTCCTGTGCCTTTAATTCAGCTTTGACTGCTGAAATATCATTAGCTTTGTGCATAGCCTGTTCCTTTTCGGCAATCTTCTGTTCAAGTGCCTTATATTCCTCGGTGGCTGATACATCAATCTCCTGTGGAAGTTCTGCGAACTGCTTTTTAATGTCTGCTAAATCAACTAAATGCTTTTCTAACTTCTGCTTTCTGTCGGTCAATTCCTGTTCAGCTTCATCTAATGCCTTTTTAGCTTCATCAAGCATTTCTTTAGCTGTGTTGCCCTTATCAGTAATTCTGTTAAGTTCATTTTCTTTATGTGCCTTAAAATCTGCCCTTAATTCCTCTTTTTTATCCTCTGGGTATTCCTGTTTACAATAAGGACAAATAAGGCTATTCTCGTCAAATTCACGCTCTTTTTCAGCTTTCCATTCTTCTCTGCTAACATCGAGTGTTCTTTGATGCTCTTCTATCTTCTCTTTGTTAAATCCGACAATTTCTTCTTCATTTCTAACAGACTTCTTTCCATCATCAATTACATAATTAAGGTTACTAATCTGCGATTCAAGATTCCTTCTAGCCTTAACATTTTCTTCATTAGCCTTGCGTGACATATCGCTAAGTTCAAACTTCAAGTTGAGAATATCCGAACTATCCTTGTCATATTCAGCTATCAGCTTGTCATTGTCAGTCTGCTTTGCCATGCAATCAGCAATCTGCTCTTTAAGGCTGTTCTTCTGTAATTCAAGGTTAGATACTTCAATAGCCTGTTTAAGCTGTATATCTCTTTCCTTTTCCTTAATCTGTCCGTCAAGAATAGGTAAATCCTTTGTAATCTTGGTCTTTGTAGCCTTATTCATAGCGGATAATTCCTCAACTGTATATTTATTAAGTAAAGGAACTAACTCGGCTAATTCGGCTTTCTGTGAAGCTATATCAAGGTCTGTAACATCACCTACAAGCCCGAATAAGTATTCTCTCATTTCTGCCGGCTTCTGATTAAGAAAAGCATTTACATTACTACGCATCTTGAATGCATTCATATCAGCATCAAGGTATGTGTTGAAATCCTTTAAAGTCTTAGGCACATCATTGATAAAGTACTTGTTATCGTCCTTATAACTGCTGCCATCTTTGCTGTAAGTACGCTTCTGCACTTTCTTCATAGTTATTTCCTTTCCGTCAACATCAAGTGTAAGTTCAACACTTGTATCCATATCATCAACGGATTTTCCATCAACCTCTCGTCTAACAACCGGATTATCCTTTAATTCATAATCGCAGTTGAATAAGCACCACAGATAAGCCGTTGCAATAGTCGACTTGCCCTTGCCATTCTTAGCCACAATTTTTGTAATGGCATAGAAGTCAAATTCTGCGTGTGCATAACACATAAAGTTTTCAAGTACTACCTTTTTTAAAATTGCTCTTTCCATAAACATATCCTTTCCTTATTTATATATTCATAATGAACACATCATCTTCTATTGAGAAGTTATCAACCGTCTTGTCTGCAAGATAATGCCGTCTGTCAAGTTCATCAAACGTGCCGTCAAATATAACACCTTGAACTGGATGCCATACTTGACAACGCTTTTCATTATCTGCTGCCATACTAGCTAATTCTGAAACTGTAATATCACTATTCATCAGCATTCTCCTTTTCCTCTATAATCTCAACTCTGCCTACTGATACCTCATAAGCTACTCTGTTTTCAATTTCATCTTCACTTATCTTTTTTGTATAAGGTCTTGACTGAAACCTACCTGTCATTTCTATATGTGTTCCTATTGGCAAATGACCGACAAGCTTAGCTGTTCTGCCCCAAACTATGCAAGGTATATAGTCTGACTTGCCATATGGTCTGTTTACTGCGACAAGAATATCAGCGATTTCTCTTCCAAGTGGTGTCTTTCTATATATAGGCGGCTTGCATAAGTGACCTACAATCTCAACAGCATTATTTACGTCCGGATCAATTTCAACATCTTCTAGCACATCTATTTCCCTGGCGAATACACTAAGTATCAGATGACTATGCTCCTCATTATCTGTATGCTTGTTGTATGACCTTATCTGTCCGTTAATTACTACAGTTCTGTCTACATCAAGCCTATTAATACTTATTAATCTTTCCGATACAATTACTGGAAGCGTATCTGTACTCCCACTCTTTCTTAAAACTTCTATATAAAAGAGGTAAAATCCCTCACCACATATCTCGTGTGAAAAAACTGGCTTTTTAGCGACCTTTCCTAATATATAAGTCCTGTTATTATTTATCATTTGTTACTCCTTTCTCAACAAACCCTACAACTTTACCGCCGTCTATAACTGTTACCATATCTTTCTTCTCGTACATATCAATGCAATCCTGTACTGTTATTACTTTCTCGTTTACCTGTTTCATATTGTTCTTTCCTTTCTTCTGCATTAGTTCTTATTGTTGCAATAACGGCACAAACTGTTGTGAGTATTATGCCGAATATTATTCCTGCTATAAAACCTAGTATCATAGCTTATATCTCTCTTTCATTATTGTAGGCAGTTCGTAGCAGTCGATATAATCGTGAATATCTGCTATGTACTTCTTTTTAAGCTCACTCAAACCACACCCGTATTCGTGTTTTAACTGCCCTAAAATATCTCTTACAACTATGCTCCTTAATGGTTCACAATGCTTATTTCTTCCTAAGAGGTAACTTGTTCTTCTGCCAATGTGTGCCAGAATTTCAAGCTTTTCCACCTCGTTAATCTGCTCTCTTTCGCCTTTTTCAGAAATAATAAATATCAATCTGCTAAAACTCCTTTCTAATTAATGAGCTGAAATATCATTGACACAACAAATAATATTGCTGATAACATCCATAGGCATTCAGCTATTCTGCTGTCTCTCTTTGTTTTCTTGTATGCCGCAATAGAGATTTCCAAGTTGTTTCTTTCTGCAATCAGTTCTTCTACTGATATGCTATACTGTGGCGTTGCCTGTATATCTTCCATAAACTTCTCCTTATTTTAAAAAATTGTGATATAATCCCTTTATCTCCCTATAGAAAAGAGGTGATTTAATGGATAACTCAAAACTTGCCGAGCTTTATGCTTTTGCCAAAATATGTGGCTATCAAGGTGATGTTCCTAAATTCAAAGAAGAGTACCGCAAATACTATGATGAATTTATGAGTACTATCAAGTCGCAGCCAGCTAAAGCCACAGCAATCGGTAATCCTTTTCGCATTGGCTATTAGCATTTAATTGCCAGTAAAGCATTGGTGAGGGAATTGAGAATTCTACATTCACTCTGTATTGTCTCATTTTTCTCACCTTTTATTACATCATCAGCAACACCTAAAGCAATCTGTTCTACATAGTCTTGCAAACTTCTTTGCTGTTCGTCACCTTTAATCACGTATGGTTCTCTCATTCCTGTTCCTTTCTAAAGTGCTGACTTGCCAACTTCCGTTGAATAGTCACGCTTTTCTTTTTCACAAGGAATATATGAAGAAGCACTAACAATAATCTTCATATATTCCAAAAAACCTTGAGCTTCCAAAGCAGATAGACCATATTGTGTGATTAATTCTTTTACAGAACCAGTTAATTCACCTATATCCTTATAGTTATGTAAACGCTTTACATAAAACATACAGCCTTCTGTTGTTTTTGTAAGTTCCTCTTTTATGGCATTTTCAATAAAATCTCTCATCCGTGCTCCTTTCTTTCAACTTTATTGATTGGGTTAAAATCATTATCAATAGCATATGGCTCACCTACCTGCCATTCTCCGTCAATAAATGTTATTTCAATAGCAACATTCTTGTCATTGTAGAATTTCATAACAATCACATCTGCCATTGAACCATCATCAGAAACAGCAATCTGTTCATATGCTTCAAGAAACTTAAAACCCTGTAACATATTAAATTCGTCTATTCTGTCCATATATAATCTCCTTATGCACAATATTTCATAGCATATCTCTTAACAATATTCTCAAATATTGCCTTAAGCTGTGGCTTATCATAAATAACAGCAATCTTGGTTGTTGCCGCTTTTATAGCCGTCTTGGTATTACCTGCCTTTTCCATTCTTGCCACCTTGTTATCCTGCAATCTTTTAAGACTACAATGTGCGGTCATTTCCAACTCGCCGTAAAGTTGATTATAAAGTGCCTGATAATCAATGCCACTTTTGATAGATATTTCTCTCACTTTGGCATTAATATCATTCTTCCAATCGCCGATAGGCTCTGTAAAAATCTCTTTCATATTGTTAACAGTTGTTTCAACCTTGGCTATCTGTTCTGCCTGTTTCTTCTGCTCTATCTCTGCCTTGTTCATACTTTCAACAAGCATATTCATAAGTCTAAGCTGTGGTGAAAGCTGTGATACATCAATAGCTTTCTGCTTAACTCTTTCTTCTACTGTTGTGAAGTATTCCCTTGCTTCTTCTGCCTTTTCTGAATTACCTTTAACAGATAACTTCTTGGCGAAATGAGCTGTGAGCTTATAATCATCTCTCTTTACTATGCCACCTGTCGGTGTCTCGACATCTATGTCGAACCGCCAATAATCCTCATTTTCTGTGGCAAATTCATTATCTGTAATATTGCTTTTCGCCCACCTTGAAAACTGCCCTTGTGCTAATCCTAAGAAGTTGTACAGTTTTCTTGCTGTTGTCATCCCCTCACTATCAATATCAAGGGCAACTTCAATAGGTGTTCTAAGCTCTATCGTCTTGACTTCATTCATTAGTTTGCTCCTTTCTATCGGCTTTCTCTGATTCTCTTACCATTGCCATTCCCTCGGCGACACCAAGAATATAATTTTTCTTGTTGTCATCAAGTTTTGGAATTGTATCGGATAACTTCTTGATGATTTCCTTTTCCTTTTCACTCATTCAATTCACTTCCTTTCTGTGATATAATGTGTTAAAAAAACAAAGGAGTACTACTATGCAATATGTTCCAAATCATCCAAATTTAGATGATATGTTTATCAAGCCAACAGTTCCAAATATGAAAATGCCTAATTATGAAAAAGGCAAATCTCCATATGAATTAATGGAAAGTCAATCAGAATATTTAAAAAATACTGTTCCTGCTTTAGAAAAATTGGCTCAATCAGCACAAGATACTGCTAAATCCGCTCAATCATTAGCAGACACTGCTAATGAAAATGCTGTTTCTTCTAGTAAATACTCAAAAATTTCACTTGCGATTTCAATTATTGCAATAATAATCAGTTTGTCTGATTTAATAATCAAAATAGTAAGTCAATTATCGTAAGTGAAATATTCAATATTGCAATAACAACAGCGATTATTGATGTTATTAATGCTATGTCACAAAGTCTTAACTTTTTCATTCTTTGTTCTCACTTCCTTTCTATTTGACTTTGTGTGATTATAATATCATACACAGTAATACCTGTCAACATATTTTAGTAAAAAAAGTTTGACATTGTGTGACTTTAATGTTATTGTATATATGCAAGGAGGTGAGAAGTGTGAACGAGCGAATAAAAGCCTTGCGAAAAGAATTAAAAATGTCGCAAGATGTATTTGCTGAAAAGCTAGGGCTTACCAAAAACTACATTTCGTTAGTTGAAAATGGCAATAGAAATCTTTCAGAACAATCAATTAAAGTTTTATGTTCTATTCTTAATGTAAATGAAGAATGGCTGCGAACCGGAAACGGAAAAATGTTTAAATCTCGTACAAGAGAACAAGAGATTGGTGCTTTTGTTAATGAAGTTATGGAATTGAACGATGGCAGCTTTGAAAAGAAGCTTGTTAACGCATTGGCAAGGCTTGAGCCTAAAGATTGGGAATGCTTGGAAAGTATCGCAAAGAAATTGCTAGACGAAAAGTAAGAAAGAGAGGGTTTACACCCTCTCTTTTGTCATATTACATATAAACTTAAATATTTGTTCTAATATCCAGTTATCTTCTATTTTATTAATCATTTTTGTTATCTTTTGCCTGTATTCCTCATTACTCATAAACCTGCACTCCCCTCTCTTGCCCTTGCACGTTTGATAGCGATACGATTATTATAGAACACACGTTCTATCGTGTCAAGTGTAGCGGCGATACTGCCAACGCCAATCAAACAATATCGCCTGCCAGAACTTGAAAATGTTTAAGGGTCTTTTCTCAAAGACAAGTTTATTATACATTTATCGTTAGTATATTTCAAATACTTTCGGTCGTGTTATTCTGACACTATTCGACAACTAACTGAAACTTGTCAATTGCATTACCCATAACGCCTGCATATCCGTCCATTCCATTCGATGTTTCATCATCTATCTGCTCTGGATAGAAGTTTCTATTGTTGAATACAGATACCATATACTTAGCATACTTCCAAGGCTCACCCTCTGGTGTATAGTAGATGATTTCTACGGCATCTATCGGTGTTTTCTGGTCGCCTGCAAAGCCGTTGTTGAAATCATTATAATTGAAATCTGTAACATAAGGAAGCCAATCACCGCCCTTTAAGTGAACTCTGTACTTAACTGAACCTCTGCTGACCTTAACAATAAGTGCTGTGATAGCTTTATTGTCGCCTGCACCAGCCCAATCTTCTCTATCCTCTACTTCGCCCCACCACCTATCTGTATAAGCGGCATATGTAGCATATACGTGTTCATCTGTGTTATCCTCTGCATTGTCTTCTTCGCTGTTATCTTCTGTATTATCTTCATCATTATGAAAGCCATAAAATTCTGATAAGTCGCAAACTCCGTCTACACCGTCAATTCTTGCGCTAGAAGTATACTGCCACCCCGCAAGATAATGGTCGATACTGGGTGTCTTATCCGCATTAACATCATCATTTAACTGCATTTCATCATAACCTAAGTAGTAACGTGCAATCCAGAACGGACAATCTAAGTCGCTAGGGTTTGTATAAGGCTTGATGTAGCTACCATAGAATGATAAGCCAGTATATACGCCAAAGTTATATCCTGCACCCTCAATAACCTCTTTATATGCCTTTATAATGTCGATAAGCTCTGAACCTAAGTTCTGCATACATTCATCTTCAACGTCCATCCAGACAGTTACCTTACGTCCGTCAAGCACTTCAAGTACTCTGTTAGCCGCCGCAATAGCTTCTTCTATTGTCGGTGTGTATACATAGTTATATACACCGCAGATATGTACACCTGCTAACTGACAGCCTTTCCAGTTGTTTTCAAACTGCTTATCTGGGTCAAAATCACGTCTGATAACCTTAAGAATAGCGTGAGTAAGTCCCGCCGCCTTAACTCTGTTCCAGTCAACTACACCATTCCACGCTGAAAAATCTCCACACTTAATCATACTAAAATACCTCGCTTTCTACTGTTCCTGTTACATCTGAACTAACTGTGTTATCTTCTGTACTGTATGTTGCCTTGTAAGTGTTTTTAACACCATTAAGGAAGCTCTTAAGTTCGCTGTCTAGTGCTGTATCATTTGCTAAGTATGCCGCAAAATCATTAAAGCTAGCTGACATACTAACTGTGCCGCTTTCACTGATTGTAGCTGACAGATAAGCCACCTGTTTAAGTGTTCCGTCTGAGTTTTGAACAGATAATGTTCCGTTCTTCTGAATTGATGAGTTGATGTCTAACATTGTGTTTTACCTCCTAATTTGTATTAAAAAAGGACACCCGAAGATGTCCTTAATTACTTAATTGCTTTTCCAATTTTTTAATTCGCATATTCTGTGATTGTACAGTTGCAACCAAATCCGCTATTAATTCATCATAACGTAATGCATATCTTGCTGTTAATTCTTTAGTTGTGTTTCCGTCTTCATCCGAAACTTGTATCTCGTAGTTATCGTCATTAACTTTTTTATCTATAAATAACCCCCAATCGCTATCGCCCATTTTTTCTTTAACTTCTTGTGCAATAAAGCCGTGGTGCAATCGGTTGGAAGTACCATCTTTCATCCTAAATTCGCTTGGAATTAAGCTATATATAAAGTCAGCAGTCCGTTCTATTTCTAATGCCTTAATATCTTTTTTTACATTTCTGTCGGAGTCCGAAGCTATTGTACCAATAAAACCGCCCATTGCAGTAATTGAATACTTAGCAATCATAGAACCCATTAAAGAAACTTCTGTCTGTGAGTAAAAATTTTTAGAAGTATCATTATTATAAATTCTAACATTTGTTGCAACTTGCGTATCCGAATTAGGATTGTTGCAATAAAAGTTTGCAATTTGAGGATTACCATCATTGCCTACATTAAGACCTTTAATTGCAAATAGATTACCATAAACACTCAAATCTTGAGTTAGCATATTGCCATTGCCGTAAACAGTCCACAGAGGAGAGAGTTTTTGCGGATTATTCCCTGCTTGAATTCCTTTTTGAATAGAATATATCCAAGTATTATCGCCGGAATTTTGCTGATAAGGTGATATCCACACGCGTCTTAAGTATCCATCATTTGCCAAAGTGTCCGCTTGCAAATATCCTTTGATGTTCCAATCTCCAATTTTTCCGCTTGTTAAATATCCAGTTCCAGTTATAATAGCGTTGCTTGCATACATCAATCCATCTGCTCGAACATACCATTTTTCTTTCCAATTTTCTGATATTGAACTTCCTTCATTTGTTAATGTAGCGAATACCCAGTCCGTTCCTTTTGATGGAGTTGTCATACCTGCCCAATACTTGCTATCTGACGTAGTAGAATTAATAGAATTATTAGCTATATTCCACTGCGCAATCTTTCCATAATTCGCAATTATATTATTACTTGTTATTGTTCCGTCAGCAGTAATGCTAGTGTTCGTACTGCTTAACGTAAACCTGTTACCGCTTAAGTTAAGACCGCCCCTTGCAGTAATATTTATTGTATCTGCAATAGCCTCTATAGCACTCTTAAGCTCACCTGTTGCTGGGTCTTTCTTGATGTATGCTTCAAGGCTTGCAGTAGTAGCATAGCTTTTAAGGCTTTTCTTTGTAGCGTAATTATTAGACACTTCCAGCTTAATGCTATTGCTTTCCTTGGTTATTGCTTGTGTTATAGCGTTATTCATAGCTTCTGTAGTGCTATAGCCTGTAAGAGTATTCTTTGTTACATAGGTTGTGGAAATTTCACTCTTGATACTATTGCTCTCTGCATTAACTGCTTGTGTAATAGCATTATTCATCTGTGTTGTTGTACTGTAATTATCTGTCAGATTTTTCTTTGTCTGTGTCAATTCTGTTGATATGCTATTAAGATTAATCTTAAGGCTAGCGTTCTGATTAAGCATATAAGCTAATTGCGTGTTAGATACCTCTTTCCAGCCCCAATTGCCTTTATCATCTTTAACCCAACGCCAAGTTTTTTGAGCTGTTTCGTTGTATGCTATTGCTCCGTGATGTTTAGCATATTCATCATTGCTGTAAGTCCATGTAAGATTATCACTTGGAAATAAATCATCTGACGGATAAATGGGTATAAACCAGTCAACAGCTGGATAATTATCTTTGTTAGGTGTTTCTGTTACTGTATACACCATAAAATTATCGTTCGTTTGTTTGTATAAGTCAGATAACGTAATTTCGTAGCTATCTAACTTCTGATTAACAGTAGAAAACTTAGTCTGAATGCTTTCAGTATCAACATTGCTAGTCCACCACAGTTTGTTAGTGATAAAATCACTAGCAACTTTCATCATACCGCCCCATTGCGTGTAATCCTTGTCAGCGCCAGTCTTGATAGCTTGCATAATAACATTAAGTGTCTGTCCCTCGTTGTCCAGATAAATTTTATTGCTCTTAAGTGTATGTGTGTTATCGTTATTGATAACATTGAATAGCGTTTCAATATCTAACTTGCTTGCATTGATATTAGCATTATCTTGAACAACATCATCACGAACAACTTTTCTTGTAACGCCTTTTTCAGTAAGTCCTAAGGCATCAAACATAAGATTGCCAGCTTTATCCCAAACATACATATTGTAGTCTGAATTAGCGTCTTTACCTATTTGAACTCTTATTCTGTCAGTATCTTTGATGATAATTGTATTGTCTTGCCAATAAGACATTCCATTTTCGCTATGAACCTTAAATTTGGTGGTATTAAGGTCAAGTGCTGTAATCTTGCTTGCAGCTATGCTGTCAATCATAGCATCCTTAATCTGTGCATTGCCAATAACACTTACGACTGCATTGGCGAATTCTGTTGTTAAACTCTTACCTGTCGCAGAACCGAACATCAAAGTCTTAATGTCTGCTACATCAGCATTAAGTATGCCTACCTGTGCGTAATCTGCCTGTAACTTAGCAATATTAGCTTCATTAATCGTTGCCTTATTTGCTGTTAAAGTAACAATAGTTGCTGTGACAGCTTCAATCTTATTAGCTTTTAATTGGTCTATATACGCTTGATGTGCCTTTAAGTTCTCAATATTAGCCTTAGTTATATTAGCATTTTCAATAACTGCCTTATTGATTAAAACTAAATCGGCGTAGTATCGTTCCATTTGCTTTGTTATCGGACCGCTAGCGATGTTGCTGTTTTCTGTGTCAGATTGTCCGATAGATGCAACTGTATCCATCAAACCACCATCACATTCGTGTGTTATCTGCATTATAGGCACTTTGTAATCAACGCCGCCCTTATTAACAGTTATAATGTCACCTACCTCTAATCGCCAATCGCCTAAAAACTTAACTGTAAGCGGTCTGAACTGAAAACCACCAATCTTGTTATAGACTTCATTAAGAATTTCTTGTGTCATAAATGGATTAGCAAAGCTAAGTCCTGTCGTTCCGTCACCAGCGGTTATTTCACTTGTTTTGCTATCACCGGACTTTGTATTGTTGCAAGTCAGCTTTCTTATCGTAAAATCCTTGCTAGTAGTAAAAGTAACGCCTTGCTGATAGTATTGGTGTCCGTCAAGCACGTAGCTGCTATCCTTATACCACTTTATTTCAAGGTTTCCGTCAGAATTAATAGCCGCATTGCCGCCTTGCAACGTAGCCATATAGCCAATCATTTCACGCATTGTATAACCTTGCGGCTTATCCGTAATTGTATGTGTGTTTGTTATGCTAGTTGCTAACTGTATGCCTAACTTTGTACAGATTTCCTCTAAAATAGCCTTATCCGTACTAGGATAAGTTAATTCAGAAAAATAACCTTTTTCCGCTTTGTACATCTTGTCATAAGCTGTGTACTTAGTGTACTCGCCGTTGCCCTCTTCTTTAGTTACAGTAAATATGCCTACCTGCACATACTCAATTCCATTATTACCCTTAACGCCCTCAAAAATAGTTATGTCCTTGTTTTCAAGTGTAATTTGTGGCTTAAAAATAGAAAAGGTAACACTACTACTGCAAGTGTTACCTATGGAAATGCTATTGTTTGGATTGATTATATTGCTGTACTTAAACTCATTAAGTGTCTGATTGTATTCTTTTCCGTCAACTAAATATTTACTGTAATATCTTGCATACAGTAAGTTGAAGTTCGCACCCCAATTGATATTTTTCATTTATTGGATTGCCCCTTTCTGCTGATTAATCGTTAATCATAAAGCTAAGTGCAATAATCTGTGCTGGCTCAATAGCTTCACAGCTATCAAATGCACTTATGTTAACTTTCGTGCATTCAAGCACTTCTATTTCCTGTTCTCCTAATTCGTCAAGCTCTGATTTTGTTTTATTGCTATCCCCTTTATTTTCTTTGCGTATCTTTTCTATCGTTTCTATAACTGCCTTAAGGTGCGGTTCTAATGTCTTAATGTTAGACATAATGGCAACTGCTAACTTACCACCCATTTTAAGCTGTGCTACGTTTCTTAATGCTTCATAATGTGCTAAGACTTCATTTCCTGTTATTTTCATAGTTAATCTCCTTATTTCTGAATTAAACTTAATTTTGCTCCGACTATTAATCCGTCCTCATTTTTTGCCCTTGTGAGATACGGATATGTCACATCTCCTGTGTATATTGTCATTTCCTTTTGTGTACCGCCTAAAAATAGGACTTGTGCTGTTGGGAATGGGTTATTAACATCACTTACTACATCATCAAGTTTTTTGGCTTGCTGCCCTGTTAGCGGCGGTAATTGTATCTCTACCTTATCCTTAAGACACACCAACGTACCAACCAAATCTCCAGCATCATTTCTTCCAGTGTTCTTAGACCAAATTTTCGCCCTAGTGTATGTGTAGCCGTTATATGCTACCGGGAATGTCACCCCCTCGATAATTACAGCACTTATCATTCAATCGCCCCTTTCTGCCTAAAAAATAGGTAACAAAAAAGGGAGCGTACCTTTTCTGATACGTTCCCTTAGTTTTATATATTTATATTTTTAAGTTGCCCCTACTGCTAACATTTTATTTCAATACTTATTTTGAATTTTTATTCATTAAGTTAATTAAACAACATTAATAGCACTTGGAGAAAACTCAGTACAACCATAATTAATAGCTACAATTAAATTGCCCTCCAATTTGTCCAATTACCCCCTCCTTCAACATAAGGTGCATTTCTTATTGCAATTTTATTTGAACCGAAACCAAAAGCAATCTGTATACCATAACGAGGTTTTCGATTAACTATATTAGAAAAACCAATTAACAAAAATGAATTACCACCTATTAATGAGGCAGATGTTGGTAATGTTCCTTGCAAAGTATTTATTTGACATCGTAATATATAGCCTTTGTCATTATTGATTGTGTCTATATTTAATGTTTTTGCTGTAGTTAGGCCATAAGGGCTATTAAGTTCAACTTGACCTATATTGCTTTTTAACAAAGCAACATCTGCATTAAGCCGTCCTGTATCGCCTGTATAAGGAACGAAATCATCATAGGTGGCGGATAGGTTTGTGGTGAGCATTGGCTTAAAAATAGCACTTTTAAGTGTTGTTCCTTTATATACTACTATTCGAAGCGAAACGGCGTTTGATGTTAAAATACTAGGGTTATTAATGATTATACCATTTCCGTAATCATTCTGCTGAACACCCGTTTCAGATATTATTAAACTTAATTTATAGGTTGTATTGCTAGCACCGGACGGACAGCCACATAGTTTTACATTTTCTTTAAGCTTTGCAAAATTAATTGTATTTAGGGTGACTACAACTAAATCTGTAGCCGTACCATTCAAAGTATAAGTACCATCCCCATTGTTAGTGCAAGTTACTCCATTTTGCGTAATTGTTTGCAATGTTGGCTTAAACAAATTAATTGTCATATTGCTGTTTAGTTCACTTATCATATCGTTATTATTCTTAATTCCATCTTCGATATGATTAAGTCTGTCTGGACTTAATGGAGTACCGCCGCTTGTGCCAGCTTTCCACGCTTGCTTTATGTATTGTATAAAATTCATAGTAAAACCTCACTTTCTAAGCACACAAAAAGGACACCTCGCATTAATTGTGAAATGTCCTTGTCATTTTGCTATTTATTTGTTATTATTGGTATGAGTTAATTTACATTCACTCATACGTGCTAATCAGAACAGGTCTACCCAACTTGTTCTGATTTTTTTATAGCTGTAAATTTCTTACAGCTATTGAATTTTCTTTCTGTTTGAGCTATTATATCCCACAAGAGAACTTATGCAACATTATTGAATAATTGCAGTATAAATTCTCTTCCAAGTTGGGTAATTCGTCTATGATAGATTACTTTACCACTGTCAAGAATTTCTTGTTTAATTTCCTCATATCCCATACTGCTGTATGGTGAGTAAAGAACCCAAGTTCCATTGACATTGTACTGAATTTTTCTATCAGCAAGAAACTTGTTAAGTTGAATAGCAGAATTTAAGTTCAGTTCTTTAGCAATCTCCGTCATTGTATATGTTTTATTGACGTGTGTTAAGATAGCGTTCTTTCTTTCTGCTTCAACTCTTGCTTGCCTTTCTTTTTTTAACTTTGTTAATAATTCTATTCCAAAGTCTGGATTATTCAGTATTTCATCAATAACATTATCGGTAGCATATATTCCATTCTTACGAATTGACGGAATAATCTCGTCTGCTACTAATGCTTGAAATTTCTCTGCTGTTTCATTTTTGGCTTTCATTGCTAGTCGGTAGAAGATGTTTTCTGGGATAAAATCGTCGTGCGCACAAGTGTGTACGCCTAAATCTTCCAAGTATTTCTCAACTCTGCTCCACATGATTACTTCGTTACCACTTGCGGCTATTCTTGTGAACCCAAGTCCTCTAGCAACATTTTCCAATCTTAAGTAAGCAACGCCATTCTGCTCATAGCAGTCTACGCCGCAAATATTCTTAGTGTTCATCGGTGCCTTAATCTCATTGTGAGTGTCATCTTTTGTAGTTGGATTATTATTATAACTCATTATTTTACCTCCTACAAATTTATCATTTGCTCAAAACAGAACTTATTGCGTAGTGGGAGTATATGCCCACAATGCCTCACGCAATAATGTTTTATTTACTTGAATTATCTTTCGACATATTAACAGCAAAACGATATATTTGATGTAATATCCAAATATCCTTGATGTTTTCTAACACTTCATTTATTTCATCTTTTAATTGCTCTTTCATTTGTTTTCCTCCAAAAAAAATCTTGAATTTTCCGAAAGAAACTGATATGATAGATTTATCAATTCCTTTCGGATTGGTGTTTTGAGTAGTAACTATAAGTTTTGACTGACTTGTTACTACTCTTTTTTGTTGCCTTTAAGTTCTTTTTCTACTAACCCTATGCCTTTCATAATGGTATCAGTTCTTGTTAATTTCAATTCATCAGCACATTTCTGAATACGATTAGCTTCATCTTTTGTTATCCTAATGTTAAGATTAACATTTCTAGGGTTTTCCTTATGCGGTCTTCCTGCTGGACTAATAATAATCACTTCCTTTCAATTATTGCCCTTGCAATATTTATGCTATTATAATAACTGCCCTTGCAATAATTGTCAAGCACTTTTTCAATAAAAATGGAACGTACCGAAAGATACGCTCCATTAAGGGATTATTCTACTTTTAATGTCAGCTTCATAAGTTTCTTACTTGAACCCCAAGCTGTCACTTCTAAATCAACGTCACTCTTATCTTCTAGTATGTATATCCTAGCAACTGTAATATTCGCACCTGTCTGCAACTCTCTTGCCGCATTGTTATATTCGTCAACATCAAAACTAGCTAACGGATAGTCAAGTTCCTTGCCGTTCTGAAAGCAAGTGACATTATAGTTGTAAATAAACGCTTCATTGTCTTTTGAGTTGTTTGTAAAGTCAAAATAGACAACAACAACTTCCCTATCATTGCTATCTGTAATTACTTCGTGTTTGAGGTATTTAAGTGTTGTATCATCATTCGTTGCTATGTCTGTATCTTGCTGTGTTGTACCAGCTTGTTTCGTAGCATTGGCATTGTTACTACTGTTACCACTTCCGTTGCTAAAAGCAACTATCAGAAATAGTACAAAAGATACTATTGCAAAGTAAGAGCCTAAGTGTCTTTGTGACTTGTCGCCTTTACTTTTGATTAAATCCACAATAGCCAATATAAAGCCTATTGGGATTGTGAATATAAATAGTGCTGTAATTGCCGCCGCTATGCTTAGCTTACTGTCTTTTTTCTTTGCTTTCTTTTCTGCCATATTGTGTTACCCCTTTGCTTTTATTTTATAGCAAAAGAATAACACAATACGCAAATCTTATCAATATGGAAAAGCCGCTTGCCCTGTCATATTAGTGTAGTTATTAGCTTTATCCTGTACCATTGTAAACAATTTATCAGCGTCACCTTGTAGTGTTACATTGACGTTATTGCTACTTTCTGCCATAGCCGCCCTAACAGCATTGTAAACTGCCGGATAAACCGCATTAGCAATACCTTGTGTAATTTCCTGTTGGTTAGCTACCGCCGTTCTTCCATCCATAGTACCAACCATTTCGGGACCTACTTCATTAGCAACGAACAACTGTCCTTTGTTTGGGAAGCCACCATTAGCATAAAAATCAACATTAATATGAGGCACTTCTGGAGGCATAAGATTAAATTCGCCCTCAATACTAAAATGTGGCATTTTAATATGAGGAAATCTAAGCGATAAGTCGCTCCACCAATCCTTTAGGTCGTACCATAAATCTCGTATATAACTAAAGAAATCTTCTATTGCAACTGATATTCTGTGAAGTTCTGGCTTGCTGTCCCACCAATCAAGTACGTTATACCATTCGGTTTTAAGTCCTTGCATTATTCCGCTTGCCATATCGTTCCATCTGTCTGCTGTAAAGTAAGGCGCTACGTGGTTATTCCACCAGTTATATATGCCTGTGCCGCTCCACCAGTTAGAAAAACTATCCCAACTGTTAGATAAGCTATTCTTAATATTTTCACCTAAGTTGCCCCATCTTTCTTTAGTAAAATATGGCGAGACATTATCATTCCACCAATTATATATTCCTGTGCCGCTCCACCAATTATTGAACGAAGTCCAACTATCAGTCAAGCTACCCTTTGCGTTATCTCCAAGAGATTGCCATTTTGCTTTTGTAAAATAAGGTGCTACGCTATTGTTCCACCAACCTACGATAGCTGTATTACCCCACCAATTAGAAAAGCTATTCCAAGTATTGCTTAATGAGGTTTTAGCATTGTCGCCTAATTCTCCCCATTTCTCCTTAGCAAACCAAGGCTCAACACTTGTAGTCCACCAATTTGCTATATCATCTTTATGCCCGAATGTGATAGTTTCTATCACTCCATCAACAAAGCTGTCTAAATCTTCAAATGGCGCTTTTATAAGATATGCTAATTGGTCAAACATTGACATGTCTATCTTCTCACCTGTAAGCGCTTCATTTAACTTGTTTCCTAAGCTAAATCCACCAATAGCCGCACCAATGCCGCCTATAATACCTGTACCGATTGTTAAGCCTATTTCCCCAGCAGTACCAGCTTGCATAATTGTGGATAAGTCCGTTGTTAGCATAGTTTGTAAGCCCTCTAATAGTCCTCCGCTACTAGAAAAACTTTTTATTCCTTTTTTTATAGCACTCCAGCTTAATGCGTCAGATATTTTTTCGCCCACTTTTTTGCCTAAGCCAGTAAACTTCATAACTCCAAGAACTGACATAATTGTAGTTTCAACAGGTGCAGATTGAAACATTCCTTGCCACATTTCAATGGCTGCTTTTATTGCTTCCCAAATTGCCTTGCCTACACTTGAAAGAACTTCTCCCCAATCAATTCCGGCAAGATAATCACCCATATTTCTGCCAATTCCGTACCAATCAACTTTATCAATAGCGTCTGCAAACCAGTTAAATATGCCACTAACTAGCTTTGATGTATCTTGTCCTGCGGCATAAAAATCTCCGATAGCAAAATCTTTGAATATCTTCCTAACAGGTTCAAGTGCTTTCTCTATCTTATCAGCCCAAGCAACCGCCGAATTTTCCATATTGGCAAATGCTTTATTCCACGCCGCTTCATATTCAGCCGCCGCCTTAGCGATATCATCTGTCAAATCAATAGTGCTACCACCGCCACCACCACTTGAACCCTTGCTTGAGCTTGTATCGTCCTGTAATTTATTTATTTCATCAAATCCCATAAGGGATAATGTAGCTTTCTTAGCTGAATCAGCTACATCTTGGTAGCCATCTGAAATATCTTCTAAGCCGTCTGATGTGTCTTTATAGCCACTTTGTCCGAAGCTCTCAAAGTCAATCTTAACGCCCATTAAAGAAGCAAGACCAACTAATAATCTTTTGATTGCAATAGTTACTCCGTTTACTACCGGCATAACCTTTGAAAGAATTGGGATAAATAGCTGTCCTGCTACCATTCCTACCTCTTTCATATTGTTACTGAACTGACGTAACATATTACTTGGGGAGTTGATTGTCAAATTTGTTATCGTATAGGCTCTTTATCCTATACTTCTTATAGTTTCCTATAAGTTCAGAGTACATTATCACCCACGTTTTTGCGTTTGGTTTGGTGGTAGCCACTTCCACCTCATACTGCCCTATATGCAGTAGTGTCGGACACTCTTGGGAATATTATATTTATTCAATTCCTACTCGTTACGATACTCAATAGCCTGTTCGCAATCTATTGAGTTATCTCGGTATTAGCATAGTTGAAAACTTTAGCCTTCGCCGATTTTGCCCGATTGCCATAAGATATTTCTATTCTTATGCAACACTTGGAAGATAAGCTATATTATTAACTTTCTTCCGTCTATTAGCTAAATCACCCCAAGATACTTTACTTTGGTCTAATATTGCTAACACTCTTAACTGCTGCTTTTCCATCTGTGTCATTTCTGATACAGACTTAGAAATGCCTAAGTTATAAGCATATGTCGCTAATGTAGCATTAGTAATATCAATACCATACTTATACAATGCCCTTGATTGACCGATTAAGCCGCTTTGCAAGTTCTGTGCTACCGTTGAATAGTCCACATTAAAAAGTGAGCTTATATCGCCTGCAAGCATTGTCATTGACTTTGTTATAGCCGTTGTTGCTTCGCCTGTCTGTCCTAATGAGTTCGTAACAGAAGCTAACTGTGAAGCGTACTGCGTTATCTCTTGTATGTTAAGTCCTAAGTTCTTTGCTCCGCTTTCTTCAAGCAAACCGCCTTGAATATTGACTTTTAATCCGGATAGCTTTCCAAGAGTATCATTTACTCTACTTTGAAAACTTTCTGCATAGGCTGTTGCGTTATCATATCCGTACTTTTCGTAATCCTTATCCCATTCTGAGCCAATCTTACCAAACGCAACCGCTTGATAGTTGAACGCTTCAATGTAATCTGTTGTTGACTTGATGGCTTCTATAAGTTTCTTACTGCCACGAATTACCATAAAATAAGTGGCATAAAACTTACCTATCGCACTTGCTAAGTTCCAACTGCTTTTAGTTGCTGTCCTAGCACTTGTAGAAACGCCATACAGCGACTTTTGAAGTGAGTTTGAAGAAGTACCCACCTTGCTACCTTGACTAGCAAGATTAGCCAATGCGTTAGTCATTTGAATGACATTTTGACTTACTGTTGGCGCTCTTGATAGCGTTGTCATTAAGCCATTTAAAGCATTACCTAGCTTTGGAATGTTTACAACGGCGTTTTCTATGCTCTTACTGCCTAGCTTGCCAAGTGACTTTGCAAATTCTGTGACCTGTGTTGCATTTTGTGGAATAGCTGATATGCTTGCAACTGCCTTTGTGACAGCTTGAAGTGATGTAGCTGTGCTAGTTAGTGCAACCGAATCAACAGAACCTATCTTTGTGATGTTCTTAGCAAGTCTTGTAAAATCTGTTGTCTTTACATCCATTCCTTTCATAGCAATACTAAGTTGTCCTAAAGAACTTGAAAAGCTGGATAAGGAAGTTCCGTTAATATTAGCTAATGAACTCGCTAATTTTTGTAGCGATGTTATTAAACTTTCTACAGAATCTATAGCCGTTTTAGATGTGCCTTTAATTTTGACTTCTAAACTGTCTAATTCCACGCTTTAACCCCCCTTATAGGATTGTTGGCGGTAGTCCTCTCTTTTCAGTCTGTGCCGCCCATTTTTGCTCATTGAGTAACATCAGCTGTAACTCTTTGTCGTATGTATTTTCTTTACTTTCTTCTGTTTTTTCTGATAAAATAGCCTGTTTAGGATATTCAATGTGTACATCTTTATTAAATGCTGCACCTATTCCGCAAGAAATAGCTGGAATTGCATAAACTAAAAACCAGTTATACATTTCTGCGTCTCGATTTTGTCTATCAATTTTTTTGCCTTTTGCATATAGTAATAATTTTGTAGGTGTCATTTTTAAAAAGTCCGAATAACTAACGCCTAGTGAACTAGCTAAGACAAAGTATTCTTCCCATATTATTTTGTGGAAGTCTGCTTTTTCTTGTGGTCCTGTGGAACTACTGTCGGTTTCTTCTGTTCCTGTGTTGCTTCTTCCACATTGTTCGCCATCTCTTCCAACACCGCTGTTATTCCGCTCAACTCGAAAAAACCATCATCTTCCATCGCTTTCTTAATTTCTTCAAACAATGTTCTATATCCGTAACTCTTATCTGTTTTTCTCTTCTCTGTGATATATGCCCTAGTGAGTTTCTTTGCTTCATCCATAGTTACAGGGTTATTGTCAATACAGCCTGCATAAATGGCTAAAATGCAAATCTCTGGTACATCTGCTGTCATATTTGCCAATCCGTCAAAAGAAGCCTGTGCAACACTTTTATCTGTCTGTGCAAGTAAGTAAGAACCATTAACGACAGAAAACATTTTCTGTACTATCTCTTTGCACTCTGCCGCACCAAAAGAGAACTCAACTTTGTATTCTTTTCCGTTTGCATTAATATTCATCATAATTTTTACCCTTTCCCACCCTATCGTCTATATAGGGAAAGGTGCGGATTTTACACCGCACCTACCTTTTAAATTGGTTATTCTGTTACATCATCAAGATATGATGTGTAGTCGGCTGTTTTGGCGTTTGTGCCACCAATCGACACAGCCTTTGATTTAGTCGATTGGCTTATCATTCCCCCACCTTTGTTACTGTGAATGTGCCACCAGCACCCTCGACAACTTGAAGCTTGTCTGTGCATTCGATAGGTGAAGTATTAGGAACTGCTGTTACTGTCATTTCAAGTACCGAATCAGTACCAGAAACATCATTAGGTGTTGCTGTTACCTGTCCGACAAATGCGTACTTAGCAACCGCACCTAATCCGTCAGAACCATATAACTGAATAATATCTAACTGCTTACCCTCTGCTTTGATTAAGTCCTGCAAATAAGCCTTTTCAAGGTTTCCTGTGTAAGTCTTAGCGTCAGATGTTTTGATACCCATTAAGAATGTCTGTGAATCATCTTCAAATGTTGTACTTTCAACTGTGTTAGGTGCTGATACTGGTGCTGAAATCGACTTAGCCGCAACCATTAACTTGTATGAGCCTGCAAAACCATCTTCGCTATGCTCCTTGTAGATAACCCTAGCTTTATAACTTGTACTTGCCATTGCCTTGTCTACCTCCTAAAAATTTGCAAAAAAATAAGAGCATTTCTGCTCTTTGTTACATTAATCTGTCATTTGCTCCGATTAACCGCCTAAATCGTGCGGTACTCTTATGTACTTTGTTACTGATTGAGAACTCTGGCATTGCGTTACCTTGAAATCTCATTGTCTTAAATGTATCTGTAATTATTGCCATAACTTTACGGCAATCAGCTTTGCTTGTGTTAGCACTAACATCTACTTGGAATGTTGCTAACAATGCGTTAACTGTCTGTCCGTCAAGTGTTTGCCCTTGTTCAACTGCTGGCAGTAAATGAATGTATACTGTTGGGAATACCGCTTGACCGCTGTTTTCCCCCTCATTTGTTATAACTATCTTTGGGTATGTTTTCTTTAGTTGTGTTAGGGTTTTGGCCTTGACAAGTGCTGTAACTGTGTTTTCAAGGTCTATCGCCCAATCGTTTGCATTTGCCATTAACTAAACACCTCTCTTGCTATCTGCTTATACTGATTAATAATCTCCATTGTGGCGTTATACATAGGCATTGTGGCTTTAACGCCGTGTGTAGGTTTCCAACTTTCACTTTGTTCATCCCAGAACCACCATGTGTCTTGCCAAGCATGAACCTGTCCCGGGTATGTGCCAACTCCTAGTCCTAATTCATCAGCTTTAGGATTGGCGATAGCGTTATAATGAATACCAGCACCAAATTCAATCGCTAACAGTGTGTAAAATGGCTCTCTATCTTCTACCTCAACAGTTTTACCTGTAGCAATTAAAATAGCTTGGTAGCCATCTTGAATAGGCTTTCTGTCAACTCTCAATGTTACTGTCCTACCTAATGGGCTTTCATTAACGCTCATAATTGCCGCTTTGTCGCCTAATTCTGCTAATCGTTCAACATACTGTTCGCACTTATACTGTAATGTTTGTTTATACAGTTGTAGCTGTCTTATTGCCCCTTGTATTGAACTTTCTGATAAAGATACATTAATTGTATGTTTAGCCATAATTGCACCACCTTAAAGCAATTTTAATTCTGCAAATACTCTGAATATTTTAGGTGATTGGATAGCGAACCAGTCAATTGTTGTTTCATCGTGTCCAAACTGTTCGATATGTTGCCAATTACACTGTAAACCGCTCTCAGACATAAACGCGTGAATAATTTCGTGTCTTAGCTGTTTCTTCTGTAAATATTTAAAATCTCCAACTTTATTTTCGTTATCCGAACGAATGACTATTAATTTTTGTGTGTTATCACAAAATCCGTCAATATCTTCGTCATTTAGTTCTTTGAACTTCACAACATATTCAGTTCCTAAAACATCAATCTTTATATCTTCCATAGTCACCTACTTTACAACCGCTTTAAGCATATACTTAGTTGAACACAATGCCGGCTTAATGCCTACAATCGTGAAATCCGCCGATGTTTCATCGACAAGACTGTCAGATGTGTATGTAGGCTTGCTATCAAGCCATATAAGGTCGCCTTTTTGGATAGGTAACATATTCCTATCTGTCAGCAAAATGGCGTCAAAATCAGCGGTATCAAAGCCATATTCTTTACTCTGTGCTTCTCCGCCGCTGAACGATATGTTAGCTTTGAAATCAACTGGCTCTGAAAAACCTGTTTTTTCTTCAAGGACTTTGGGTATCTTGTTTCCCTCATCATCAAGGTAAGGAATGAAGTTACCCTCTGTGTCGGTATATCCCTCATAGAGGATATTGCCCTCATCATCTCTTTCATAGATAGTAACAGTTTGTCCTTGAAGTGAATACTTCATAGCCTGCTTATTAATGTCAAGCATTGTTCTTTACCTGCTTGTAAATCTGATTTACACCTGTGCTTGACAGCCCCGACACGATACCTACAGCTATTGCATTAAGAATGTCATTTGCTGGATAATCTGGGATTACATACATACCGATAATGCCTAAGATAGCACCTGCAACGCCTACGATTATAGGAATATAATTGTCCTTAACCTGTGGTATCTGCTTAGCCGCATAACCAATCAAATAAGTGATAACAACGATTGCAACCACTGTTGATACTGATGTTATATCCATTAGTCTTTACCTCCATTCTTCAAGTGAATTTCCTGTATTTCGTTATACATCTTAGTTACCATCCCATTACCGCCTAAAGCGTGATATGCGTTATACATCTCAACGAAATTATCATAGGCGTAAGATGGAATTTCACCTATTTTCATATACTTATCGTGATATTCGATAAGCTGTACTCGCAAAAGCAACATTGTGCCTTTACTATTGGCGTCTTTGTCCTTTTTCTGTTGTTTCAGAAGCCAAACTATATAGCCAAGTAATATCGGTAATACTATGGTATAAGTTTGTAATAAAAGTTCTTTCATTTTATATCTCCTGCAAAATTAATAGGCACACCGCCCACCACCCTTAATGTGTGCCGCCTGCTACCGTATTGGTAACGCACAATCTTCTATAAAACCTTAGCAAAAGGAAATACCCCGACAAATAAGCTGTCTCTATCTCTCCAAGTTCTGTTTACGCCATTCTCATTGTAACTTGACATAAATGCTTCGCCTGCTTGTGAATGGTCATAGACCGCAAGATTAACGATAACACTTTCGAATTTCTTCAAATCTTCGGTTATCATTTCATCTGTATAGCTGTCCGGGTAGTTTCTTCTTGCCTTTACATCTTCTGTAGCCTGTTTAATAAGCTGTTCGATTATCGGATTATCGTCTTTGTTATCGAACACTACCACATCAGATGTTGTTTCATCATCATTTGTGACTGTATCAATATGAAATTGTTTAAGTCTGATTTTGACCTGTTCTAATGTGGTGTATTCCATAACTGTCTCCTATAATCCTAATTTCTCAATTAACAGCTTCTTTAATTCTGCTCCTGTGAGTTCTTCTGCATTGTCTATACCTTGCCCTGCGGCAAATGTTTGCAAATCAGATGTAGACATACGATTAATGGCTGTCTTGCTATAATCAAAAGAAGCCCCAGAATTGTTATTTTCTGGAACTTCTTCGCCTGCGTTATACCATTTACCATTGTGAACTACTATATATGGATATTTCATAGTTGCACCTCCTACTCTTCGCTATGAACCTCATATACGAATGTGCTATCCATATTCTCGTATGATGGAAGTACAACTTCCGAAGCAAATGTTGACATCTTCATAGGTGGTCCATACTCTGTCTTTGTAGCGACTGTAATACCTATGCCATATGTTGTTACATCTACATCAGCCACCTGTCTTGCTGTTCTTTCTTCTGGTGTAGTACCGAACCAAGTATTACCAAGATTGCCCTCTGGGAGAAGTGTAACCTTATCGTCTGGATAGAAGTACTGTTCTTTGCCATCATCGTCAATGTACATCTTATCGTAAAGCACGATAGTGAGCTTTGTCTTCTTCTGCACTACTGAAATAACAGTATCATCATCAACCTCAATAGTTGCCGTAAGGTTTTGTGCAAGGATTGAGTTTCTTATCTGCGCATTGTCAAGCAGATACTGGAATGTATTGCTGTTCATAAGCACATATCTAGCAATCTTGCCCTGCTTCTGTAACTTCTTTCTTGCATTGTTAAGGTCTGTAAGCGGCTTTGAATTGGCTGTATCGCTCCACATACTTGTTCCAGATAACTTTGCGTAATGGTCTTTTGCGTATGAGCCATCCTTGTCATAATCGTAAGCATACTGAACGCCATCGCTCACAATGGCAATTACTGGGTGACCTGCACTTGTAGCAAGAAGTGACATTCTCATGCGTTCCGGAACAACCTCTGCACCGCTTACAAGGTTATTAGTATCGTCATATACGCTTGATAAAGCACTTGCAAGGTAAGGGTCGTCTGCTGACTGAATACGCTCAATTTCAAGCATTTCCTCTTCACCGACTGTCATTCCCTCACGGAAAAATGCCATCTGTGTTTTTTCCTTGCTTAATCCCTCTCTAGCTCTAAGCGTTGGGATTGTGTCAAAGTTGGATGGTGCAAGTGATACTGGAAGTCCTTTGTGTGTCTTAATCCAGCTTAAATCAAGCCCTTGTTTCTTTCTTTCCGGAAACCACTGTAAGCCAAGATGGGGTATCTGATTACTAGCGTTTTCTGTTGCCGATAATGCGATAGACTTACTGTCTAATACTTCATTAATTAACATCTGTTTACCTCCTGTTATTATTCAAATACAATCATTGGAAGAGCTGTCTTAACCGCCTCTTCATATGTAATGCCAGAATGTGCTTCTGCTACCTTTGTGTTAAGATATGCTTTCTTAAGCAGCACTCCCTGTGGTCTATCCTCTGTTACATCAAATCTTAAGATTCCGATTGCTGTTGCTGTATTATCAGCCACACCTGACTTGTTTACTGGTGTACCAGCCTTTACAATCTTCTTTCCATTAGCGTCCTTTTCTGTTACCGCTGAAAAATCAAGCGTTAATGGAATTGCTTCGTTAGGCTCTCTCTTTAAAATCTGAACATCTCCTGCGTATGAAGTCTTTTCATACTGCATATTCATTTCCTTTGCCATTTCTTACCTCCTGTTATTACTGAATGTAATGTGATAAAACGTCATTGTTCTTAGGTGCATTAGATATAAGGCTTTCTGCTATCTTTTCAGCGTTTGTCTTATTGTCTGCACCACCTTTATTACTGCCGCCACCCGGAATATCCTGATGTTTTGCAATCTCCTGTTCCTTAGCCTGTGCCGCAGCGGTTTCTTTTTCGGACATAATCTTGCCAAGTTCGGTGTAATCAAGGCTTCCATCATCTTTAACAACCGTCTTTGCCTGTTCAGCAGTAATCTTAAAATTAGTCATAGCTGCTTCCCTCTGGTCCCTGATAGCATTAGATTTCTGTAATTCTGCTATCTGCTGATTAGCTGTATCTAACGCCTTGTTTGCTTTTTCAAGCTCCGACATATTACCAGCCTGTATTTCATCAAGCTTTTTCTGTAAACTGTCTGCTGTGTCAGCTTTAGCCTTGTACTGGCTTACCTTGTTCTTTTCCTTTGCAACTTCTGAATTGTTCTGATTAAGAAGATTTGTAATCTGTTCATCTGTTGCTTCTGGAAAAAGTTTTAATACATCTTCTCTTGTCATAATTACCTCCGTTAAACACACGCTTTTGTTACCGCAGGTCGCTCCTGCTGTGTTTTCTGCTATTTACCGCATAGCTGCAAAATGTATAAAATAAAAGCAGCTACCGATTATTCGATAACTGCCTTATTTTGCTGATTATTATTAAGTTGATTAACTATCTCTTGTGCTTTCTTTTCTTGTTCTTCCACATCATCAATAGTCTTATATATATTATCAAGATATGATTTTGATAAAAGGAATGTCTTTTCTGCATCTCCCCATAAACCAACTGTCTTAATTGCTATAAGTGGATGTATGCCAGCTTGTAAAAGTAAAAGCAACGTCTGCGCCTTGGTGTACATATTGTCTTGTGGACTGTGATTTATCTGTACATCAAAATCTCTAACCGATAGTTTTAAGTCTTCTCCTGCAAGTCTTAGAATATTAAGAACCACTACCGCTAACCGCTTTTCGCACGATTTAACAATAGGGTCTTTCAGTTTTGCTCTTGTCTTAGAGAAATCCCATCCGTTTCTTAACTCGACCGCTCCTTGCGTATCTCCGCCTGTGTTGCCCTGTTTGTTTGGTATAGCCAATATAGATAATGTGTTATCCCACAAATCTTCTTTAGCAACTTGACATTGTGTCTGATTAAGCTCTTGTGTCATAATTTCGACATCCGACTTGTTATCTTTATTCATTGACTTAACAACCAATGCATGGTTTTCTTTCATTTTTTTAAAAGTCTCTTCGTCCACTTCACAATTAACAAACTTAACCCAGTACTCAACGAACTGCTGTATACTATCCATTCTGTTGGACTGCATATTGTTAATAGCATCAAGCATACCTACAACAAGCTCAATATCGGATATTCTTTCGTGGTTATTAGGAAACTCAACGATAGGAATTTCTCCATATGTGTGCAGTTTCGCTTCAACTACTTTGCTGTCAACAATTCTGAAAGACATAGTGTCTGAAAATGCCATCTTATACCAGTTTCCATCCTCGTCTTTAAGTTCTTGCACAACAAGCATAGGTTCTTCTGTGCTTTCATTGTAGACAGCGTAAGTATTCATTGGTGTAGGCGCTACAATTCTAAATGGCACATCTCCATTTTTAGGTTGAACCGCCTTAAATGATGTTCCTGTTGCTGACTGCCACTCTCCAGCTTTAATATCTTTTTCTTGTTTATTGGCATCCGCCATAAAATCATTGAGTATATCAACCGCCTTATTGATAGCTTCATCATCTTTGCGGCTAATAAACTGAATTGGCTCGCCATACGTCTGTCCTACCTTGAATTGGACAATTTCATATGCGTGGTTTTCTACAATCTTATTTGTAATATCCTCGTTAGTTAGCTTATGTCTATATAATATTGGTTGGTCGCCTTTGTAGTAATGCCACAGATACTTGATAGCTGGCTTATTCCAATTAAATACGCCTATAGTACTTCCAATAACCTTAACAACATTGTTAGCAGTTATTGTATCTACATTTGTGTATGCAATTTTTCTACCATAACAGCCTCTGACAAGGTCTTGAAAATACATTGTGTTCATATCTTTCTCCTAATAAAATGTCATACCGCTTGAACTTCTGCTATCCGGTATTTCTTTAATTTGAAAATTATCATCATCGTTCGGCACATACCAAATCCATTTACCGCAATGTTTGCAAGCTAGTTTGTGTGTGCGTGGGTCTTTCTTATCTGCCTTAGTTAAAAACTTATGGCAGTTCGGGCACATAATTGACTTGTCTTTATTTGTATAAAAAATCATATTGTCACCTCGTTACATAGCAAAAGCACCGCCATAATTAAATGACGATGCTTTTCGATAAGGATTATACATGTTTATGAAGTTTGCTTTGCTCATTGTAATAATACATAATTTTTTCGTCACAATCGTAACATCTTTTAATTTTTTTCAATAAATCTTTGAAAAGCCATTTTTACGCTGCTTTCTGTGTTGCCACCTATGATATGTGCTATCTGAATCCAAGTCTTGTTTTCTAAGAATCTAAGATTGATTATTCTTCTCATCCTGCTATCGTCAACGTTTGCTATAAATTGTTCAACCTCATTGGTTTTTTCTAGCAAATCATCTTCAAGCAACTGCAATGTGGCTTTTCTTGCATAGAGAAGTGTTTTCTTTCTGCTGTACTCTGGGAATGGTATGCCCTCAATCTTAAAATGCTGTTTACCACCATCTCCGCCGCTAACAGAATCTATAACCATTTCTCCGGCTTCAATTTTACTTATATCTTTTTCAAGTCGTTCTATCTTTAGCCTTACTTCTTTGACTTCTTCCTGTAAGTCTGAATACTGTGATAAAACTTCCTTTGTTATCATAATGTTAATACCTCCTAAATGGATTTATAGCAGCTTCAACTTTAGCTGTTCTATTGCCCTGTGTCATTCTTAGTGCAAAGTTTGAAAAAACATCTGGAACATCGTCTAACTGTTTTTTTCCTGATACTGAATACTGTTTTAGCAACGACATCATTACTCCATATGGTTCATTAGGTTTGTAAAGTGATGCGTCTTTAAAAATAATGTGTTGTAAAATCCAGTTAGAACATTGAAAAATTCTTGCCTCTTTGTTTGTTTCTGTAGGCGTATCTGTAATATTACATATCCAGCCTACACTCTCAACTCTCTTATTAACTTCCATTGCCACTCTGTCTCCGCCCGCATTACGTTCAAATTCACACTCTTGCACTTTATTATTTACAAGCGCTCCTGCGGCATTTCTATATTGTTCTTCGTAATCTGCTGTGTTATCGCATACGCAATCAATACAATAATAATCTTCTCCGTATTTCTGTAATACAGGCAACACGAAATAATCCGTGCCTTTGCCCTTAGTATCACATTGGGCTGTAATAATTTCCGGCTCTCCGTGTGGCAAATTAAGGTATCTGCGGATTTTATCATCTGGAAATAGCAATCCCTCACGTTCGATAGGTTCCTGTTTGTATAAGCACCTGTAAGATATCTCATCCATTAATAACTGTTGGTCCGCGAAAAATTCTTTCGTAAATCCACTATATTCATAATCAAAGTTGCTCTCGCTTGTCACTGGGTCAACATCCGGCACAGCGATAGTCTTAACTCTTTTATTCCCTGCGTACATATTTTGTATTCTGCCGATAACATCGTGTACGCTCCAACGTGTAGCAATGTGTATCTCTTTACAATTATGTCCGTCCGTATCTTGGATTTTTCTCTGTCTGGCATCTACCGCATATTTATCCCATAGCTTATCAAGTACCATAGGATTAAGTGCTTCTTCAATGCCACCTATCATATCATCTACAAGCAAAAATTTACTCGCACGAACTTTACCGGCATTTTTGCTACCGACAGATGTGCATTGTACGCTTGGGAATGGCTTATACTTGCCTATGTTGAACTGCTCTAACTTTGCGTTAGTGCTTGTAACTGTAAGGCTAGGAAAAATTTCGTTCCACGCATATTCATCAGCATTTGTAACAATATCGTATACGCCATCGTAGTACATTCGTGTAATGTCGCCAGAATGGGAGTAAAAAAGGCAAAAATCATTAGGAAACCAGCCAGCTACTAAAGCGTTAAACATTTTTTCAATAGTCGTCTTTCCTGCTCCCGGTATCAACGACACGCACAATATATCGTATTTATCATCAATCATGCCCTGCAAAGCTTCTATTAACCCCATTTTTAAGAATTGTTTGCGGCGTGGCATATAGAAGCGCTCTTTAGGTTCTCTTTTCTTTTCAAGATACATAAATGCACTATCTACTATTTTGCTTTGAGCTTCAAGTAGCAACACATCATAGTATTTATCAAGCAAATCAAAGGAACTTTTATTGTCAAAGACAAACTTCTCTATCTCCCACATAGATAGCCCTATATCACGCATACAAGCCTTTTCTATGAGTTCTTTTGCCCTAGTAGTACATTTCAACATTGTATCAATTTCGCCCTCATTCTTGGCAAGCTGGCACACGTTGTAGTAGGCTTCTATGATATTTTCATCTATTCCATTTTGGGATATGTATTTTTCGCAATCATCTATCAGTTGATTTAATTCAGAATTCAAGAAAAGCACCTCCACTTTTCAGCAAAGGTGCTTATAAACCTCTGCCTATAACTGTTTTAGGTTAGCGACTAACTCCATTTGTTAGCCGGTAATGTTATTAAATTATCTTATAGTCTCTTCTTCCAATTTCCCATTTATGAAAAACAATAAATGTCATAAATAAAACTGTATCTCCGTTTTTCAGTTCAATAGATATTGGTAATCCTCTTCTGTCAATTTTTAATATATCATTTTTATTTTCTGACAAAAATTTATTCAATTCCCATTGTAATGTTCTTATTGTCTGTTCATTATGTACATATATCATCTTCACAAAACACCTTTCTACTTCTGATATTTGCATTTATAACGACCGCACATATATTTATGTATTCCTTTGCTAACATCTTCAAATGAGGAATATTCAACAGCAAATCCACAAGTTTCAGGGTCGTACTCACAATTAGGATTTGTGTCACAAACATTAAATGGATTTTTCTTCTTAATCCGCTGATTATCTGACACTTCTATATCAACCAAATCATCAATCATCAGCACAGCCTTTGAAACTCTTACACATTCTTTTCTCTTCTCGTCATTGGTACACTTGCCATCTGCATTGTATCGGCAAGAAGTCAGATTGCATTTTTTATTTTCATAAGCATTATTTACATTATTAATCCATTCACGAAATGGAATATTGTTAATTGTGGCATTGTCTAATGCCACGTCAGCTATCTCCTGTACCATTTTTCTGTATTGAAATTCCATAATCTCGCCCCTAAATTCTTGCAACTACGTGTTCTTTTACAATTTCTTCTTTTTCCGGGTCGTAAATAACCGAACCGTTTTTATCAGTCTTATTCTTATCAAATTCGCAAGAAACTTTTATACCATCCTTATTACTGCATTCTGCGTGATAATCAATGACACATACTTTCTTCTGCCATTTCCCATTGGCATAAATCTTTGTGTAACCGCCAGCTCTTGTTTTAATGATTATTTTACTTCTTGATTTCTTCATTTCTCATAAACCTCTCAAAATCTTTCCTGCACTTGGGGCATAAATCATACTTGTGGTTATGTAATCTAAATGTATGAATATTTTCAGCTTCTGCCCATATATCACTATCTTCAAAAGCTGGCTCTAAACTTGAGTATTGTGCAATCCAAGTGAATTTTATCTTGTTTCTTGGTTTTATCTTTATCTCTTTTCCGCACCTATCGCAAGTGTGCCATTCTTTGCTATGCTTCATTGTGAATTTCCTCCCAAACTCTGCAAAATTCCTTGAATGTTTTCTTGTCTATCAGTGAAGCTATTTCATGCAAGTTTACAATGTTGATTTCTGCATCATGCTCATATTGCACGTCGGCAGTAAGGTTTATATCAACCCTTGGAAGACTCCCAGCATAATGTTCTACTTTATACGAACTACACAAGCACTGTTCGCCATCAATTGTGACTTTAGCGCATTCCCTGTGTCCTTCTATTGCTTTTACTTTGAATTTATGTATATTACTCATTCTTACACCAGCTTTCAAACTAACCCTAGCATACATAAAATATCAAATACTGATATTTCCTCTGCACCCTCTCTTGTGTGCATAAGAATATCTTTAAGTTTTTCATTTTCTGCATTGCTATACTTATCTTTGTTATACGCTTCTGAAAAGCAATAATATTGGCAATATCCATAACCTGTACCAAGCATGTTCCCATGAATACTCTTTCCGACAATATCATAATATTTTGGGACTTTTAAAATATCGTGTTCTTCATCTAGGGTACATTCCCTTTGCTCTGCTTTTAGCTTTGATTGAAGATATTTCAGAACACTTTGTATATCCTGTTCCGATTTTGAAATATATAAAATAGTTTCTTTCATTTCTCCACCAACTTTCTAAGCCCCATTCATAAACATATTTTCAAAATGGAAATCATTTAGTGCTTTTTCTAATTCGTCTTTGTACCTAAACGGACTTAAAGGGCTTTTTATTTCTTCCCTCAATATAGGCGACATATTGTCTATCAAAATACCTTGTGTAGCACTTGCAAGATTTTGCGGTGGCAAATCCGCTAAAGCGCATAACTCCATTCTTTTATGGTCGCATTTTTCAGATTTAGGGCAACTTTTACATTTTTCTGCTAATTTATTTAAAGGTTCTGCCATTACTACACCAACTTTCTACCGCAGATAGGGCAATAATTGATACTTAATGCTCCTGCTCCGTATTCATCAGCAGAATTTGTAAATACTAAGCTTGGGTTATTAGTAATGTTGCGTATTTCAATAGCAATCCCAGAATAATTCGGAGATTTTTCATTGCAGAAGTCCCATTTTGGTATGCCAATTCCTATGTTTTCGCAAAACTTACACATATCACTTCTTCCCCCATAAATTATCTGGTAATTCCTCGCCACCATATATCTTGTTAGCATATTTCTTAAATGTCGGCACGCTGCAACCTGCTACTTTTGCCGCCTTTACCTGTGAAGCTTGCCCCGATATGTACAAATTAATTGCTTCATAGAATTTATCTTTGTTTAGTGGATGTACGCCTGCTGCCATAATAATCACTCCTTACCATTCCTTACTTTCACACCAACTACTCTTACAAGCGTGATTCATAATGTTAATTAAAACCTTTTCAGAAGAAAAATGAACTAAGCTGTAATCACATTGTGCTGAAAACTTTGTATTGAAATATTCATCAACTAACATCTTGTAGTCTGTATTATCGTCCATATCACTTATAGCCGCATAATAGGTATCTGTATATCCGTCACGCTCTATGTCAGTTTCTTTTGTTAGGTTATCTACTACTCTTGATAAAACCTTATCTGTTAATGGGTAATGATATTTCCCAGTACATTCTCCGTGTTTATCTAAAAAGTATTTAAAGAATGCTTCTACATTTTCTTTGAGTGTTTTATCATTAGTCCAATCATAAGCTATCTTGCCAGCTCTACTTATCATTCTTTCTTCGGCAACTTCCCAATCACTTTGAGAGTATTCGCTTATCGGCTTAAACTCTTTCACTTTTTTATCTTTAGGTAAAAAAGAATTACATTGCTCTCTGTTAAGAGAATTACATTCTGTACTATTTGATTTGTAATCTTTGTTTAAGTAATCTATGTTAGTACTCTTTGGTATTGCTTCGTCACTAGCTTGTGTTTGATTTTTCATTGGCTCATTATTGATTACGCACTCGTGCGTAATGGTTTTCTCATTTTCTGGAATTTCAATTTTATAATCGCTTAATGGATAGCCATTCTTTTTAAGGTCTTTTGCAATATTTACAAGATTTACCCTATATTGTAATGTTCTATCCCACTTATATTTAGGGTTATTTCGTTTTGAGATATAACCCATATTCACCAAATCGCTGATATATCTTCTTATCTGGCTTGCAGATAAACCTAACATAACCTCATCAGCTAATTCCTCGGCGGTTTTATATATCCAACCATAGAAAAGCTCTCTTTCTTCTTCTCCATTGTTCTTCGCAATCTCATTTTCTTTCTTGATAAACTTATCGGCATCTGAAACTCTTTCAGACCAATAGATAAACTGATTGAGAATGATTGCTTTTCTATAATCGTTTGTTATTGATAATAAATCTTCTCTAATTACTGCTTTTTTAATTTTTATGTCTGCCATATTTTACCTCCTACGATAGATAACCCTACGATTTATATAAAAACAGTTACCAGGAGTTCGTAGGTTACTCTTTTCGTGTTGCAATCACTAGGCAACTGATTTTACCAATATTATTCCGGCTTATTCATCTCAAAGAAATGCTTCTTGCATCTTGAATCATCGCTATCAAAGCTACAATCTGGTTTAAATCGTTTTTGGCATTCATCACAAGACCAAGATGTTACACCTTCAAGCTCTGAAACAGCACCGCAAAGCTCGTACAATTCATCATCTGTGCAATTCAGCACATAATCCGCAAGTTCCATTCTTATTTTTCCGATTGAACGATGCTTAATCAACTTCGCCATTTTATTTACCTCCACGAATGATAATTTCCACGATTTTAGATATAACAACAAACAGGCAGTCGTGGTCTGCTTTTCGGTAGCTAACCTAGTTTGTTGTAATTGCTATGCAAGGAATCGAACCTTACGGCACCACTTATAGCAACTTACTCACACCTCTTAACCTAGGATAAGTCCGCAAACAGCATTACGCACGCAGACCTAAGAAGTGCTTTCAAAACGCCGACATCGTGACTTGAACACGAACAACATTTCTGTTGGATAGCTTAGCAAGCTACTGGAATACCTTTATCCCATATCGGCTTAAAATAAAAAGACTAGCACAGAGAGATTAAACAATTCACATTTATAAATTACTTTGGAGGTCATTTATACGCTTAAAAATATTGTTTTGAGGGGATATAAAGTGCTAGTCTTAACAGCAGTATAGGCTATGACACCTATAACAGGTCGTGGCAAAGCTGGATGTATTTCGCCGTGCAGTTTGGCTGTTCAAAGAAAGTGGCTTCGCTCGCTGTCTATCCCTTATGGATAACTGCCTAATTATGAGATAATTATTACGTGCTGTTTACACGTAAAACCTCACGGACTTTCTGACAGTCCTTAACAGCTCTCGCTATGAGGTGAAAGGAGAACTTAATGTCATGGTAATTCCACCAAACCAGTAAGTTCAAAGGTGCAAGTAACGATTAAGTACTTGCGAACTACCCCTATCAGAATCGAACTGATGATGTAAGAATCAAAATCTTATGCCTTGACCGCTTGGCTAAGGGGCAATTAAGCTACTCTTTATCTTCAAAGAGTGCTGCAATATCATTTGTACTATCAATCTGTTCTACAAAGTTATCTGTGCCGTTAGGATGTGTGTCTGGATTACCATTGCAATCCTTACAAGGCAATTCAAACCACAACTTATGTCTATAGGCACATCTATAACATTCTTTCTCCGGTATAAGCATTAAACATCACCTGCCTGTCTATGATTAGCTCTGTAAGAATCAAAGCCGTCCGGATAACGTGCTATAAGCTTATCTATATTTGTCTGCATTACATCATCAAGATTAAAGCCACAGGCTTCGCAAATCATAGCAATGTACCACATTACATCGCCGCACTCTTTCTTGAGGTGTTCTAGGTCTATGCCTTTTTCGTGGAATATGCCCTTTTTAACAAGGTCTGATACTTCGCCAGCTTCGCCAGTTAGCCCTAAGACACCGTTAAGAAGTCCTGCTATGTCATTTATGTTGCTGCACTTAGCATTGTTTTCTGTTAGAGGACTAAGTGGAAGCTTACCAGTTAATTCAGTACTTAATCTATGATAAGCCTTTTTATCGTTAGTACGCATAGCCAATTTTTGATATTCATTGCCTTGCATTTATAACTCCTAACTCTTTTTTGTTTTTTAAAAATTTTTGGAATTTATTCAGCCGACTAGCTGATTCTCTGATGTACTTGTTGAAATATCTTGTGATTGATTAATATGTGTCTATTATACACCTAATTAGCTTAAATGTATAGATGTTAATTAGATTATTTTTAACTAAATATATAAGTGATTTATTAGTATTAATTATATAACTAATGGTTATGTGTTATTTATATATAATTATATAATATGTGTATTATGCGGTAATAATAATATAAATATATATTAATATATAAAGCCTTTTTCTTATCGTGGAAAAATGAGCGACTTAGTTGGGCGGGTCCTGAGGGGCGAATAAACCCCCTCCGCCCTTATCCGTGTAATTGTGTCTATTTTATGCCATATTCCCAAACAATTAACACAATTAACACCATATCCATACTATAACGCCGATAAACCTTAATTTATCAGCGTTATCTAAATGCTTAGCACTCACAAACCCAGTATTTAAGCGGTTTTCAAGTGGTTTAAATTGTGTCTGAATTGTTTATGGCGTTTATCTGCTGTTTATCCGTTAATTGTGTATCATTTTGGTTTAATTGCTGGCGTATTTCTGCGGCTGTAAGAGCTGTTTTATTAGTGTTTTCTCTGCTAACACCGGGCAAGTTCCAAGCAAAATGTCTGTTAAGTATTGCAAGAATTCCGACCGGATTTTTGTTGCCAGTTGCAAGCTTATTAGATAAACTTTCTTCACGAAAAACCCGCAGTTTTTGCGCGATGTCACAACTTTTTGTACTTAGCTTTTTCTCTTTCGTACCCCAGTCATATATAGTATCCCTATTAATTCCAGTTAATAAACTAAAACCTATAATACTACACTCTTTATCATATACAGCACATAAATAATAATATA